TTATTTTCATTTTTAGTGGGTTTATTTGTTCCTTCAACTTCTTTCTTGGTTTTTTGTAATATCAAAAGTTCTTTAGTCGTTGCCGATAAAGAATTAATCAACTGAGTAGCAACCTCAAACGCCCTTGGTTGCTCACCCTCTTTAGCAATAGATAATAATTCTTCTAATGCTATATTTCCTTTTGCAATTAGATTATGATATTGATCTCTTGAAAATTCATAATCGTCAACCACATCATTTTTTTCTGCTTCAATATCTTGACTTATTTCAGGTTCTTCAATATCAATAATATCATCTGCAATATCTAATATATCATTTAATTTTTTTACTGTTTCTTTTTTCATTATAAATTAGTTATAGTTGTTGTAACATTTGGATCAGTTGTCATATTCGCTTCAGTATCAGTTGGGCTTGGCTTAATATCAATATTAATTAATTTTGTATCAAACTCACTCGTAAATGTTCCAGCATTTACATCTACTTCTCTAATAATACCTTGTTCAGAAACTGGTTTGTATATATGTCCTTGTATTGTAAATGAAAGCGTATGAACTAATGTTCTTCTTGTAAGAAAATCACCTTCATAATCATCTTCTGATGTCATACTATTTAATATAATTGGTATATCTCTTTTAATTCCCAATGTTTTCATTTCATTCATTGTTACTTGAAACTCAGGTGTAAAATATGGCAATATTTGTTCTAAAATCTGAGCACCATCATCACTATTTAAAACCATGATTGATAAATCAACTTCATAATTATATGGCACAGGTGTATAAGTAGATAACAACTTATCAGTTGAATTTGGATCTAGTGATTTAATTTGTTGTGTTGTTTGTAATTTTCTTGCATTATCATATACCATTGATGTTATTTCAAATGACATTCTTGGAAGTGATATTCCAATACGGAAATCTTCATCATCAGTACTACCTTGTTCTATTTTTGCAAGATATTTTTGTGCTGGGCCATATGCAATAGGTACTTTAAGATCTTGTATTAATGTATTATTTTGAGAACGCCGTATGTTTATATCATTAAATAGCGTACCAAATAATATAACAATATTTCTAATATTTTTATTATAAAAATATTTTCCAAACATTAAATATCTCCTTCAGACCACGGATCAATTTCACTAAAATCTAAAATATCATCCCCCTCGACTTCAAATTCTTTATTATCATCAAATTCTGATGTTGATATAATCTGATCATCAATTCCAGTTAAATATGCTGATGTTAGAGATTTTATACCAGTAACAAGTTCGTTTAATACAAACTGTCCTTGAACTCTATAAACATATATTTTATTTGCTTCTTGCTTAGAAACTCTTGCCATTGCTGTTGCAGTTTCAGGAGTATTACCTTGAAAAATTGTTTCTCCATCTCTAAATACTATTGATGAACCAGATGTAACAGTAAATTCAACAGTCGTAGCATTATCTCTTTCTATTTTATTAAAAATTTCACCAGCTTCTTCACCAGCTAGATTAAATCTTTCATTACTATATCTAAAGGTTTCTGCTGTTATTTCAAAAACATTAGTTTTTCCTAATGTATAAAAAGGTTGTTCATGTTCAACATATTTAATTGTAAATATAGTTTTTCCTAAAGGAAAATAAATTAAATCTCCTTCTCTTGGCTGATCTATAAATGTTTCGTCTTTAAATCTTTCTTTATTAACAATTAAAATTATTTCATCTTGAACATCCAAACCAAATTTTGATAATGTATCTCCTGAGCCACCATAACCATCTGGTGTATTTACATACATTTCTACTTGATAACCTTTATTATATTCTATTAATGCATCTTCATTAAGTAAAGTATCTTTTGCATAAGAATCAAATCTAGGAAGATATAAAACATCAAGTCCAGCAATTTGGATAACTTCTTTTGATAAACTATTAACTAATTCTTGTTGTGGAAAAGAATTGAAATTTTTAAAGAAATGATTAGTAGCCATATTAACCTACATATCCATCAACAGGGAGTTCATATTTAAGATTTATTTCTTCTTCTATTTGGCTTATTTCTTCTACTGCTTCATCATAGATAGTTTTTCCATCAAGTGAAATACCACCTGGCAATACAACTCCTGTAAACTTTTTAAGATTTTCTCCCCATTGTCTTTTAATTAAAGCAGTAGTATATTTCTTTAAAAACATATCATTCCAGATTTCGGGATAAGTAGACGGGTCTAAAGCACGATATGCTTCTATAACTAAAATATCATTTTCATTAAATTTTTCTGTCCAATCAGTTTCTAAGTAAACTCTATTTTGTTTTCTATTAAAAAGCATTGTTGGTGCAATAGAAAATAATTGTTCAACTAATGAAAAATTTTGTTGTGTCATTTCCCATTGAATTAATGTTGTACCAGAAAAATTATTTAAATCATTTAATCGTAACTGATATTCCTCATTAAAGAAACCACCAGAAAAAGAATCAAAACTAGGTATAGGTAATACTCTAACAACACTAATTACAGGATTACCCATAGGGATATATTCATTTGTAATATCATCTGCTGTTATAATATGTTTAAGAAAAACTTTTTCTACACCGTCAAAATGATATTCTTGAAAATACTCAAGAGCATCATCAACTCGTTCTTCTAATTGATCTTCATCAATGTTTATTTCAACAACAGGCTGTCCCAATCTTCGTAAACAATAATCTATCAGTCCTTGCCTTGAGGTTACACTAGCCATACTATTATCCTTTTTGTTGTTCTGTATTACCTTCTAATTCAAGACGTTGTTTTATCAAAGTCTCTCTATCTTCATTAGAACAAAGTAATTGAGCTTCTATTTGTACCATCTTTCCATTAAGATCATTTACTTTATTTTGAAGTACAGTAATTATTTTTTGAGCATAATTTAATTGTACCTGTAATTGTTCTTTTGTAACTTCTGAACCTGCTTTAGTCATATCATTATCTACAACATTTTCTTCTACTTTATCATTCATATCATTATTCCTTTAATATAGAATTATTAATCTTTACTTCTTTTACCAGTTTTCTTTACAGGTTCATCAGCTCTTGCTATACGTTTTTCATCTGCTTCTAACCCATATCTGGTGCGTATCATTGTATCTAAGCGTAAAATATCCGTTTGTAATACTCTAATCCTATCTATCAACTGAACTAATATATCAGTCTGATACCCGATCTTGCCAGTCATAGAATCCTGTAACCATTTCACAATCTTCCAGAAACCCCACCCAACCAATAACAAACCTACAATTGGCACACCTAATTTTTCAATCAGGTCAGCGGTTTCGTTAAGTTGCATTTGTCCACCTATTGTTATTTATATGTGAAAAAAAAACAAAAGGGAGATTGAGGACAAGGCCCCAATCCCCCTTTCGGTAAAACTTTAAACTACTATGTTGGTATTTGGTAAAAATTAAATTACCATGTACCACCATCAAGTGTGCTTGACCATGCTGGAGCATTACCATTCATTTGCAAGAACATATCATCAGAACCTTTAGTTAATCTTGCAAGTGAATCTGCACCATCAGCATAAAGAATATCACCAGCAGCATAAGTATTTTGTCCAGTACCACCATAACCTTCTGCAACCGTAGTACCATTCCAAACACCAGTTGAAATTGTACCAACAACTTGCAAAGCAACCATATCTGTTACATTAGGCTGAGCAGCTGTTGTCAATGTACCAGCAATATTAGCAAATCGTGCGTTACCAGCATTACCAGAAAATACTTCAGTAGTATCGCCATTATTATCAAGAATATTAGTAGCATCTGGAATGAAAGTAAATTCATCAGCAGAACGATCCCAACCAAAGAAACCTCCCTGATTATCAGTACCATCATGCCAATTATATTCAACACCACTATCTTTTAGAGAGCCTTGAGTAGCTTCACCCAAAACCAGTACTGGATCAGATACAGTAACAGTAGTAGAATCAACTTGTGTAGTTGTACCACCAACTGTCAAGTTACCAGCAATACTAACATTTGTAGCTAAATCAATTTGTACAGCTGCATCAGTTGCACCAGAACCAGTAACAGCTAAGTTACTATCTGAATTAGTAATACTTGCAACATAATTAGATGCTGTATCTGTAAGAAGATTAATAGCATTAGCTTGAACACCACTAACTGCGGTAACACCATCTTTGTCAATAGTAACATCACCAGACAATGCTTTGTTTTCCCACTTACCATTTCCACTATCCGCATCTGCATCATAGATAGCCATATGGCCATTTGCTAATGCATTAAAATCCACATCTGTCAAAGTACTAAATGCACCACCAGATGTAGCAATACGAGTATTAACCCATGCTGTTGTTGCAACTTTGGTTGAATTTTCTGTTGGACTTGCTGCTGTTGGTGCAGTAACAGATGTTGCACCAGACATATCAAAAGCACCAGCACCAGCTGTCATAGCTGCCATTGTTGTTGTACCTAACAATGCTGTATCTGTACGGAAGTCCTCACCCCAGTTACCACCTTTATCACCACCAATAGCTTTAATTGCACCAGTAGCAGCATCACCGATATAAATTGTACCAGCTCCACTATCATCAACCCATGCTAATTCACCTGATGCGAGGGTTTGCCCCGACATATCAGCAGCAGTAGACGACCTTTTAATTTGTATTGTATTAGCCATTTATTTGTTTCCTTTTTTTGTTTTAGTAAATTAAATATATTTAATTCAAAACTTCATATTAATCATTATTTTGCAACTTACCAATAAAACTTTTAAACTTTTTAAAATGTACCACCATCATTATCGTTTATAACTTCGACATCTATTGGTTTAAATGTTTTTGTTGCAGCATCATAAACCAAAACATCATTATCATTCAAACCAATTTTATTTACATCCGATAAATCTACTAGTGGAGGTACTTCACCAGCACCTAGCCCTGTTCTACCAGTAGATAATTGTGGTGTAAAAATAGGATTTCCCCAATTTCTATTTACTTGTATAGGCATTTTATTTTGTTATCTCTGGGCGAATTGTTATAACACCTTGAATTATTCTTTCTACTATTCCTGTAGCTGTTTCTGTCATTTCAATATCATAAAGATATTTACCATGTTTTAATGCAGAAGTTTGTGCTGCTGATAATTCAAATGTAACATTTCCTGTTACTGGATTTACAACTGTTATTGTAATTTCTTCTTTATTGATTGATTTATAATGCCGTCTTATATAACTTTGAAATGTTTGTCCAGTTACATCTCTAGCAGCACCATTACTATCTAATATATTAATATCAGCAAACCAATTTGAACCAGCATTAATATCTTGATTCCATTTTACAGTAGCCATTTGTTATTACCCTAATGCGATTGCTATTGTAGTAACTTGATCCAACTGTGCTTGTGTTGCACCACTTGAAGATGCACCAGAAGCAGTATTCAATGTTGTACCATCTGGAAAAGTAAGTTGTTTTCCAGACATAATATGAATACCATCACTCTTTAATTGTATGATAGCATTATTTGTACCATTCTCTTGAACATAAAATTCTATAATAGCATCTTCACTAGAAGCTGTTGCATCCTCTATTTTACTTGTTATTTTAGCATATACTACTTTATCACTATTATCATTTTCACCTTGAAATTTAATTTCTCCAATAGCATCAGAATCAAAAGGAGAAAATGAATCTCTATATAAATCTAAAACCGGCCCCGAATTAGAACTAGTATCTGAAGATATTAATTCTAATTCGGATTTACCCGATATAACATCTGAAATTGTAACAATCGAATCATCTGATTTTCTAGTATAAAGCTTTTGATCTGCAATATTCATACAAATCTCACCTACTTCTAAATCATTTACAGTAGGTATTGAATCAGATATTTCACTTCTTTTTATTTTAATAATATTAGCCATATAATGATATATATTTAAATCAAAATAGCATAACTAGTATTGTGTTTGTTACAATATATGGATTTAAATTTTATTTTAAATTTATATTATGAAGTAATTGCGTTATACCATGCTTCCATTTGTTCCTGAACTTCAGCTTCAGTCATAACGGACATATCACCCGATTCAGGATCAAATTTATTCATTGGATGTTTAGCATGAATTGCAAGTTGTCTTGTTACTGCTTCAGGTAATGTATAATATTCCAATGTATCTGGAAGATAATACTCACATGGATCTTCAACAAAACCCATCAATGTATGATCATCAGGGTTCATGTAGTGTCCGCCATGACTAATCCAAGCAGGAGTTGTTTTTCCACGACCAAAAACAGAGGCATGAAGTTTGTATTCTACGAGTTTCATAGTTTTAAATCCTTTTTTAAATGATGTTAATGTTTTTAACTATCTACTTATTTATAATATTTATACACTCAATAATGATACATTTTATAGTTATTCTTCAAGATGTTTATCAGTACTTACTGGTTTTTTGTAAATATAATCCTCATTTACAATCTTTTCTAAACCCATTCTCTTTAATGAATGTTGATGTTCATTTTTAAATGTTTCAACCATTTGCTCTAAAAATATATGCATACTTTGAACACTTGGGAGCTTATTCTCATTTATTTCTGCACGAACACTATTCATATAATCTCTAGTTAATTTTTCACCTACCATTGGATGAATACCAAATTGCTCCCAATATTCAACAGTTGATATTGCAATTCTATCACTTGACATTAAATTCTGAATTGCTTGTCTAAAACCCATTCTAATTGCATTTGCAATTTCAGATGATTCAAAATCTTTTTCATCCCAATTCTCAGGTATCCCGTTTGCATCACGAATTTTATCATACATATCTTGATACATTCCAATTTCTTTCATAGCATTTTCAACACTTGATCTCATTTGTTTCATACCACTTTCAGCTTCTTGTATCTTTATCAAACTTAATTCATCACCCTTTTGTTCCCATTCTTTAATTTTAACATGAGTTTTTTGGGTTTTAAAATGAGCCTCAATCAAAGCATTTCTTTTAGAATCTATCTGTGCTAAACATTGTTTTAATTGACGATAAGGACTATCTGCTAACATTGTCATAGTCATTAATGTAGCTGTTGTTTGACTATTAGTTCTACCTACTGCCCCCTTTGCTCTTTCTAATTCTGGTAATCTATTACAAATTTTAGTTAAAGCTTCTTGACTTATGCTTGTATTGGGTATTAAATCATTAACTACTGTTTTTGATATTGCTAATGATTGTTCTGTTTCATTTTCACTCACTATTCATAACTCCTATAATTTAAATTAATAATATTATAATAATTTTTATCCGTTTCCAGATGCTCCGCCTGGATGATTACGAGTACCGAGACTTAACCAAAATACAGCATTTTGATCAGGTTTATTACATTGTACCATTTCTGCTGTACCTGATACTCCACCCCAACCTGCTGAAAATCCAGACTTAATAACTGCACGACTTGCTGTATCTGTGCAAACAGCAGGTGATAAATATCTATCTGAATACTGATTAGCAAAAAATTGTGCATTAGCTTCAGTAGCCATAGTAAGGTACTCAGCAGGTTCACATTGTGTCCAACCATTCTTGTTATGATAAGAAACACCATATGTTCTATCATTAAGTCCAACTCCACCAAGTCCCCTTCCTGCTTGATTTCCAAATGATATTGAATTACTTGTGGTGTCCATATTAATGTATCTAATTGGGCCTGTCAAGTTACCAGAATTAGTTTCATCACCATAATAATAACCATTCCATATAACACATCTAACACCATTACTACATATAGCTTGCCATCGGTGTTGTCCACCTCCATAAGTCATATTATCAGAAGTAAAATCTTGAGCATTAGCTGGTGTTTCAACCGTTATATATTGCATATTTCTAGGTGATGGAGCTCCACTTGAACCACCATATGCTCCAGTATTGTATATACCTCTTGTTCCATTTCCTGTTCCATGAATATTTTGAGTACCCCAAGATGTTTGCCCTCCCCAAGTAAGATTGCCAAACCAAGTAGCATTACCTGGCGTTGCGATTGTAACATACTCTATTACAGGAGTTCTACCATAACCATTATGATTATTCCAACCACCAGCAACAACTGCTCGTGTTCCATTTGAACACACACCGGGCATATCACCATGACCATAAGTTGTACTTCCAAAAAGTACTGTATTGGCTTGGGTTGGTATAACCATAGAATGAGTATTATCAGTACCATAAAAACCAGTACCAGTATATCCACCCATCCACATTCCTATATCACCAAGATATTGTGGTGCTGGTGCAACATTATCTGATTCTTGCGACTCTCCAACATTCCGCCATTCATTATTATCTGTTCCAGCATCAACACATACAAAAAGTTCTCCATCTGTTGAATTGATCCACATTGTTCCTACGCCACCCGTAGGATTAGATGTCCTTGTTGGACTAGAAGCAGAAACTGTTGTATATAAACTAGGAAGATCGGGCATTCCTGTTAATGCTGATGCATCTACTCCAGCGGGTAATGTTCCATCTAATTTATTTATATCTACCGTAGCAATTTTATCAGATGTAATAGAACCATCAGCAATCATACTAGATGTAACAGTAATATTTTCTGGACTTTCAACTAAACTATCATTACCACTAAACACCATTACATGAACATCTTGTGCTGGTGCTGTTCCAAATGTAATTGTAGTTCCTGATAAAGTATAATCTGTAATTGGAGTTTTAAATACACCATCCCAAAAAACAGTAGTATTATTAACAGAACCGGGCGTTTTAGATAATGTTATTGTAGTAGTAGAACCATCACCCGTCATTGTATCAACAGATTTTGCTTCTGTTAATACATTTTTTAAGTTATTTCCTATAAATCCCATTTGTTATTTCCTTTGATTAAATAGTTTAATATTGGTGTCCACCAGCCATATAAACGGACATACCAGCGTTGCCATGTCCTACTGCGGTTGTATTAGATGAAAAGGAAAATTTGTGAATATCATTTTGTTTACCATTATATGCGGTTCCACCAACCGAACTATATCCATCAGTAGTTGAAGAATGTCCAGCATTTCCATATCTTATACCTGCTAAATCACCGTGTCCTACTGAATTGTTTTCATTAGCAAAAGAAAATTGATCAATAGTTGACACTCTTGCAGAAGGATTACCCTTCTGACCACCAGCTACATAACCATGAGTTACAGAATTACATCCTGCTCCCATATATCTACCAACACCTGCTATATCTCCTACTGATGTTGAATCCGAATCTGATGCAAAATCAAATTTTTGTATTGTTGTTATTTTAGCTCCAGCTACCCAATCATGCCCACCAGAACAATATCCATGAGTTGTTGAAGCTTGTCCTTGAGTCCCATGAGCAGGTACACCTGTGTTAGCCACAGCAGAACAACTACCATCACTAGCAAAAGAAAATTTATCAATAGCAGTTGTATATGGATAAGCATTAAAAACATAACCAGCAATTTCTGATCCAATTCCATCAGTATTAGACCTAGAATTTGACAAATTAGCACCAGTATTAACAGAACTTTCTGATTCTGTAGCATGAGCAACTTTAGATATATTTGATACATAACCACCAGTATCAGCACTATGACCACCACAAACGTACCCATGTGTAGCACCAGAAACACCAATCGGACCATCTGTTCCACGACCCCCAGCTCCTTCAATACTACCTTTATGTGATGCACCAGAATTTGAAGCAAAATTCCACTTTTGTATCATATCAGTACCATAATGAGCAATATATCCACCAAATGTATGTGCAGACAATGTTCCTGTATAAGACCAAGGCACGTACTCAATAAGTCCAGTACCAGTTCCAGCATTGACCCAAGTATTGTTGCCAGGAGTACCATTAGTACAAACATAAAATTGGCCAGTTGAAGTATTTAGCCATATAGCTCCTTCTCCAACATCAGCATTATAAGTAGGTTTATAGGATTGTTGTATTATAGCAATCGTACCATCTATGCCAGTTATTGCAGAACCATCTACTGCGGGTAATGCCCCAGTTAATTTACTTGCATCTAATCCAACAACTTTTGCATCTGTAATAGAATTATCTTTAATACTATCAACCGTAAATGAGTTATCTATAACATTATCCTTTAGTGCATCTCCTGTTGATATAGCTACAACTTTTTGATCAACACTAGGGGGTGTTGCAAAAGTTATTGTTGTATTTGATAATGTATAATCTATGCCTGGAGTTCTAGCAATTCCATCTATATAAACTGCTACATCATATATTGAATCAACCATCGTTAGCGATAATGCTAATGTATTAGCAGAACCATCTCCCGTCATTGAATCAACTGTTATGTTAGCAGTTGATACACTTTTTACATCTTTTCCTATATATGACATATTTTTTTCCTATCTATTAGCATTGTTATTTATTTATATATTTAGATTTAGGTTTATAGCACATGGACAATTCCATGTGCTATGAGTTTATTTTAACCTAAGGCAATCGCCATAGCTACATCAGTACCACCACCAGAAGCAGGAGTAACAAAACTTAAAGTACCAGCACCATCCGTTTGAAGTACTTGTCCATTAGTACCATCAGCAACAGCAAGTTCTGCAATAGTTACAGCATTAGCAATAATCTGTGCATTTGCAACTGTACCAGACAAATCACCACCTACATTTGTTGTTGATGCATTTGAAGAAGTTGCTGCCCATTCAGGAGCACTACCACCAGAGTTCATTGTAAGTACTTGTCCAGCTGTACCAACTGGTAAACGTGCATAATCTGTACCATCAAAATACATAATATCACCACCAGCATCACCACCCATAGAAATCTTAGCACCAGTAACAGCATTGTCAGCAATTTTTGCTGTTGCTACTGCACCATCAGAAAGTTCTGCAACTGTGATAGAATTATTTGCCAAATCCTCGGCAACAATAACATCTGCAGCAATCATCGCAGAGGTAATTGTATTATCAGGAATTTGGATATTAGAAACTGTACCAGTAAAAGCACCACCTACTGCTGGATCATTTGCACCAGCATCAACAAATGATAATGCACCAGCACCATTCGTAGAAAGTACTTGTCCAGCAGTACCTTCTGCTACATTTAATTCATCAACTCCAACTGAATTAGAAGCAATATTTTGTGCAACAATAACACCCGCTGCAATTTTAGCAGCTGTAATTGCACCATCAGCAATTTTGGAATTTGTTACTGCATCTGTAGCAAGTTTTGAGTTTGTTACAGCATTAACATTAATTTTAGAATTTGTTACAGCATTATTTTGTATTGCTGCTTCAAGAACACTATTATCTGCAAGATGAGCACTAAGAACAGCATCATCAGCAATTTTATCAGAGGTAACAGCATCATTAGCAATTTTATCTGCGGTAATATTAGAATTTCTAATATGATTTGTTGTAACTGCACGTTCCGAATCTGTTACAGTACTATCACGCAATTTATCAGCTGTAACAGCATCATCTGCAAGATGTGCCATTACTACTGCACTATCAGCAATTTCATCACTACCAACTGCATCATTAGCAATTTGTGCATTAGAAGCAGGCCCGGACAAATCTCCACCCATTGTTGGGTCAGCAGAAACATCACCAAATTCCAATGTACCACCAACAGTTTTCATCAATGCTTGTCCAGTAGTACCAACATTATCTGTCTCTAATTCAATAATACCAACACTATTAGGTACGATAGTTGGAATATTGATAGTACCTGTAATATCACCACCACCTAGTCCAAGTTGAGTATCAGGATTAGCAGGTGCAGAGCTACCATCATCTTTCCATTCAAGTACTCCACTATTATTTGTTGATAACAACTGTCCACTAGTACCCTTTTCTAGGCGAACCCACTTAGTACCATTGAAATACATAAGATCACTAGATGCTTGACTTGTTAATGCAATCTTTTCACCTGTTACTGCACCATCTTGAATTTTTGCAGTTTCAACTGCATTGTTTTGAATTTCTGCAACAGTAATTGCGTTTGCTGCAATATCTTCAGCAAGAATAACATTTACATCCAAATGTGCTGAAGTAATTGAATTGTCAGCAATTTTAGTTCCATCAACTGCATTATTAGCAAGTTTTGCTGTAGTAATTGAACCATCAAGAACTGAAGAAGCACTATTAAGATTACCAGAACCATCATACGTTCCTTGTATATTACTGCTTATTTGAAGTTGTGTATCAGTAAGTTTTTGTGGTTGAATGGAAAATGTTTTTAGATGTCCACTACCACTAACTCCAGCACCATGAAAAAATTTAACAACAAAATTACTACCAGTAATATTCTTTGGTACGTCAATAGAAGTATCTGGTAGATTTGGAGCTAAGGTTTGTCCTTGTGCAACGTGTAAACGACTAGGTTCAACACTCATCGCCATATTAAAATCTGATTTTACTGCTACAGATAATCCAGAACTAACTTTCGTTTCATTTTGTAATGCTCCATCTTTAATAACTTTAACATCGCCATTATTATACCATGTAATTGAGTTATCATCAGCAGCACCACCATCTACTCCAACACTATTTGCGTAATGAAAAATAGCACCAGTTTCTCCGCCATGTGATCTACCACGCATAGTCATAGCACAACCAACACGCCAGTTATAATCTTCTTCATCAACTGTATAAGAAGCAACATCTTCTTCTCTAGTTACAGTAGCATCTGTTGTTGGAATATAAGAAGTACTATAACTCTTTTGTTCAACTTGAGCACCCCATAAATATACACCTTCTTGAGCTCCCCAAGTCTCAGCACTACTGTTTCCATCAGTTTTTCTTAACATAAAATATGCATTAGAACCAGAATCTGCATCAGCTACAAATGTCATTTCACAACGATACCATCCATAAGGATATTCTACAATGTTTGATGAATCCACACCAATAGCACTACCCTTAGTTCCATTTGATAAATTAAATGTTTGTGAAGAAGGAGATGCTCCAGTTGCATTAGTAATTTCTAAATAATCTGGACTTCCAATAGCTTCTCCTCTTTTTGCATATACAGAAATAGTATATTTACTTGAAGCAGTAAAAGCACCTACATCCTGTCTAACATATGCCATATCATTAGCATTCTCTACTGCTTTTACATATGTAGCTATATTATCACCAGTTGGAGAATGATGTGCATTTGGTGTAGCTGTAACTTCATTAGACCCACCCATCCAAACTGCATTATCAAATGCTTCTGAATGTAAACAAAGATTTGTTGATGCTTCTTCTAATAACCATCCATTTGTTTCACCAACCAATTCCGGCTTGTAATCTAGTCGAATAGTATTAGCCGGAAGCGTTTCAACTAAACCGATGGCATTAACTCTTGTACCGATACTATTACGAGAAAAGGCAAGTTCGGAAGGTTTCTGTTCACTACAAACCAACCCTAAAGTACTTTTTACTATTGACATATTATGAATCCTTTTTTAAATTTTATTTTTAAATTATTATTTCTAACTTAATATAATATAACTTATCTCAATTATTCTTTATCTTTATCTTTGAAAACTAGATGCACCTACTGTATTATTAAGTAAGTCTGAACAATGTGCTGCTGTTCCTTCACTTGCAAATGCAAATTTATCAACTGTTTTATAACCACCATAACCAGTACCAGTATATGCATGAGTTTGTGTAGACCATCCTTGAAGATTACCATATCTGTAACTCGATATATTTCCTACTTGTGTAGCAGTTGAATTACTAGCAAAAGAAAATTTATCAACATGGGTTTTAGATCCAACACCTAATTTATATCCACCACTTAAATAACCATGAGTTGTAGTCCATTGTGTAGCAACACCTGACCTATATTCAGAATTATCACCATGATCTGCTGCATCTGTACCAGAAGCATAAGACCATTTATCAATACAAGAATAATAATTATTACCAATAGCAAATCCATGTGTAGGGCCAGAAACTCCATCATTCATATTACCACGATCACCACCAACCATATTGCCTGGACTAGTCATATTTGAATCAGAAGCATAAGATTGTTTTTCAAGAATCCGCCAATCTGGATCAGGAGTACTATCACCACCAAACTTCCATCCATAATTTTCTTCATTAGCAGCACCATGCTGATAAGAATGTTTCACCATATTAGATATATTAGAAGAACTCGCTGATGCAGCCAATTGAACTTTCTGCACAACACTTTCAGACCCATTAGCCCAATCATTTACCCCACCGTAAATATATCCATGTGATATACTATTTGTACCCGTTCCATATTCCACCGCAAGAGAAAGTGTACCAATCTCAGCATTATTTGCATCCGTTAATACTGAAAATCTTTCAATTTTATCGTGTCCCCAACAGCCACCAGCACTATATGCGTGCATTTGAGCATAATTTGACCAAAAAGGTACATAATCTTCTACGGTTACGGTAACAGTTATGCCGGGACTATACATACCAGCATCATCCTTTGTCCTTACACGAAATGTAACATTCGTATCACCACTAACTGCTGAAGCAGTAAATTCATGTGCTGAACCAGCAGCAACTTCTGAAGCAGCAACTGATAAAATAGGATCAGAGATTTGATCTACGACATAGTGTGTAACAGTACCGTCTGCATCAGTACCACCAGTAAAGGTATGACTCAATGTTGTACTTTCTTCTATATTAGGTACATCATCAGTAGCTTCGCCAGGTAGTTGATTTTTTAATATATGTCCAGAACCATCACCGACACTTTGCCAACTATTTTCGTTTGTCGTAGCATCCGTACAAATATATATATTGCCAGTCGTTTTATTAAGCCATGCTGTTCCTAATGTCAAATTACTATCTATAGCAGGATCAGATGTAGATTCTATAAAAGGACTAGCTTGTTCAAATTGATTTGAAATATTAGCACCATTAATTGCTGGAAATGCACTACCACTAAGTTTACTTGCATCAACAGATGTTATTTTTGCATTAGTAATAGCAGCATCAACAATATCTTCAGCACCTATTGAACCACCCATAGGTGTAGAAATATGTTCTCCACCACCTACTATTGCAAAAACAACAACACCATTAGAAGGAGCAGAAGAAAATGTTAATGTATTTCCAGCTAAGGTATAATCCGTAGTTGGTCTTTGAGCAACACCATCAAAATATACAAACACATTATTAACAGAAGATGGTGTTTGTGATAATGTTAATGTTGTTATTGATCCGTTACCAGTAAAAGTATCAAATGTTTTACTTGGTACAGCGGTACTTTGGTATGGTTTTCCTATATACATTTGTATAAATCCTTTTTTATTGGTTTTCTTCTTCTGGTGTGTACGTTAATAATTTATTTGCATCTAATGAAAATCCTAAAAAGTCTGCTTGTTGTATTGCTACTCCTTCATGCCTATCTGCAAAATCATTAACAAAAGAGTGTAATAATGAAGTATTAGCAACACCCGTACTTGCTTCTTGTGCTAAAAACTCTCTTATTTCCTTATGTGCATTTGTAACAGAAACACCAACTTGTTCTAAATATTCCTGATTACCACAACCAATAGTTCCCCGTTCCCTAACTTCACGAATTGCTTGTGTCATAGCACGTTTAATATGTGATAAAACTTGAGCTTTTTCAAATTCTTCCTCAGAAACATCACCAATAATATCTTTCAACTGGTCATGCATTTGCCCAAGAGTTTCAATTTCTTTTAAAGCACCTTCAACTTTAACCAAAAGCTCTGCATTACCTGATTCCATTCTAGCAACTTGAATTTCAAGTAATTCTCTTTTAAGAGGATCATCCTCTTGATCAATTTTTTGTCTTTTGATTTTAGTTTTTGTAACTGCTTCCATGTAACCAAATTTTGCTTCATTAAGAGCCATTCGTTTACTTGCCATCTCAGCAGAGACTTGTCGTAGTCTTGTCCAATCATCAGCTTGTGAACAAGTCAAGTGTTTCAACATAAATTGACTTCTTGACCTATCCCAAATGCGTTCTGTATATTTAACCTTATTTACTGCAAGTTCAGCATTTTGTAAATTTTGAACTAATGATTTTCCACCATATGATTCATACTTTGTTGCAAGAGAATCATTTTTAAATGTATTTACAACTAAATCTTTTGATTCACTTTTTTCTTCACTCATGTTGACTCCTAAAAAAATAATTTAATAATTACTTGTATTTATAATACTCATTTTACTCTTATCTGCATTATTTATAATTATGCATTACCTGATGTTGCACCACAACCAGCTTGATTAGATGATATAGAATTTTGTCCAAATACAACAGCATTAGCATTTGGATTTGCCATTGTCATATATTCAATTTCATTATTAGTATACATTTGTATTACACCTCTTTCTGAATTTGAACAGGCACCTGTATCGTTTTGATGGCTCACAGTTACTCCACCAAATACTAGTGCATTACCATTTGTTGCCATTGTTATCCATTCATTTCCAGCTGGAATATAACCATTATCATAATATTGTCCACCCCAACATACACCATAAGTTCTATCATTTAATCCTGCTGCACCGTATCTATATTGATTTAAAGTACCAAATTGAGATGCATTACTCTGAGTAGCTATAACTACATAACTTATAATTCCACCAATGAGAGGGCCATTTGGAGTATGTGGATAACCACCCAACATTATTGCTCTAGTACCATTACCAACAACTGGCATCCATCCACAATGCTGATCATATGAACCATTACTAAATACAACAGAACCAAAAGTTGTAGAATTACCATTAGTTTGAACAGTAATATATTCCATAGGCATACTAGCACTACCATATGCGCCAGGAGTAATAAGTCCTCTTGTTCCATTACTTACAGCATCAAGATAAGTATTAGCATAAGCAAATGTTCCAAACTCTTGTGAAGTAGCAGGTGTTGCTACTGTAACATAATCCATTCCTGTATTCGGCCCATCCATATTACCAGCAACACAAACTGCTCGTGTTCCATTAGATAAACATCCAGGCCTTGATTGATGATACCTATTTAAATCACCAAATGTAGTTGTATTACTTAATGATGGTATACTAAGATATTGAATAGCATCAGTTGTCATCTGAGTCCAGTTACCACCAAAAAATAATCCTCTATTTCCAAAATATTGTGGCCCAGAAGAAAATTCAATCTTACCTGTTGTACCTAATCCAGTATTTTTCCAAACATTAAAATCCGTAGTAGCATCTACGCAACAGAATAACTCACCACTAGAAGTATTCAAATATAATGTTCCTACGCCATCAGCAGGATTTGTTTCCTGTGTTGGATCACTAGTTGTTTTAGTAATTGATTTGCCAAGAGGTACATTAGTCAAATTAGAACCATCAACATTTCCAAAAGAACCTACTAGTTTTGAAGCATCAACATCAACTATATTTTCATCTGTTACTTTAGTTACAGACATTTGTTATTTCCTTTTTAAAGACTTATTAGTTATGACATCCTGCAACTGATTTAAGAGGACCCGCTGATATATTTCCAATATCACTAGCAGTTGTATTAGACGAATATGCAAATTTTTGAATGTGATCTACTTTCGTATAATTTGGCATATACTGTCCACCAAAAACATAGCCATCAGTTGTTGAACTTGCGTTTCCAGCCATATAAGAAACAGCATAATTTAAATCGCCATGATCTGTCATAGTTGCTTCTGTTGCAAATGACATTTTATCAATAACATTTGTTTCATTATTATTCCCAGTATCTCCACCCGCTACGAAACCATGAGTTGTTGAACATATACCTTGTCCGTTACAATGCCGTCTTGCAACTGTTAATTCAGAACTGATAACTGAACCTGCTATACCAGATTGAGCAAATGGAAATTTTTGTATTCTTTTTACATTTTCACCCCCATTACTATCTCCCCAACCACCAGCATGATAACCATAGGTATTATCATATGACCAACCCCAGCCAGAATTGGCATCTGTACTTAAATCACCAACATCAATAGCATCAGATGTTGCAGGAAATGAAAAACTTTGAATAGCAGTAATACCACCACCGAGAGTACTATTCCAACCACCAGTAAAATAACAATGGATTCCGTCTGTGGAACTAGAAGAGCCACCATGTGAATATTCAGTACCCGCATCCAAAGCATAAAATCCAGTAGCTACTGAATTACCTTCAGAAGCAAATGAAAACATTTGAATATCATATCGTGAAGATGGTGTACCACCCCAATCTGTTCCTTTACATTTATAACCATCTGTTTCACTCTGACTTCCTACACCATTATAAGTAGACCAAGCTAATTGGCCAATAGTTGTACTGTTTCCATTAGATGTGAATGAAAACTTTTGAATATCACCAAAATCTAAATGCCCACCCAATGAATAACCATTCTGTGTTCCTTGATATACATAATTGTTCGGAACTACATATTTTATTGTACCTGTTGTACCTAATCCAGTATTTTTCCAAACATTAAAATCCGTAGTAGCATCTACACAACAGAATAGCTCACCACTAGAAGTATTCAAATATAATGTTCCTACGCCATCAGCAGGATTTGTTTCCTGTGTTGGATCACTAGTTGCTTTAGTAACTGTTTTACCTACTGTTACATTAGTCAAATTAGAACCATCCAGCGTTCCAAAAGAACCTACTAGTTTTGAAGCATCAACATCAACTATATTTTCATCTGTTATTTTAGTTACAGCCATTTGTTATTTCCTTTTTTTTATAATTTAAACTTGATTTCCAGCAGGAAGATGTTGTAATTGATTCATTAAAACGCCAACAGTACTAGCACCTGAATCTGAAGCAAAAGGATATTTTTCAATTCTATCAGTATGTCCACCAGCAGCTGGTTTTCCGCCTCCACAATAACCATATGTTGTTGAAGAAAAACCACCACTTGCATTTTTTGGTTCTGATAAATTGCCAACAAATCCAACAGTTCCATCTGAAACAAAAGAGTGTTTTTGAATTGTAGCTGTATTGTTCCAACTTCCATCATGACCAGCATGAGTATAACCCCAGTCAGCTGAATTTGAAGAACCCATTTCCTGAACATAAGTGTGTAAATTTCCAATACCGGCAGAAACAGCATATCCACTTGCAAATTGAAATTTTTGCATACCATTATTAGGATTGCCTCCGGCTAAATAACCATGTGTAGCTGAACTAGTACCTGCGTGTTCATTTTTAGTACCTGATAAGTTTAGTGGATGTCCTATCGAATTGTCTGTAGCATGACCCCAAGAAAGAACAGCATGACCATAATAAGATCCACCACTCATAAAACTTTTATTTTCTGCCCATGATGAATGTCCAGCACAATTAAAATCACCCCAAGGCAAATTTGATACTTGTGTACCAAATGCATTACTAGCAAAAGCAAATTTATCAACTCTGGTTGATGCACTACTAGGATAGCCGGGTTTATAGCCACCCATCATATATCCATGTGTACCAGATGAGGATCCACAAACAGCATTTCTTGCTTCTGTTAAATCACCATGATCTGCAGCATCACCATCACTTGAAAAAGATACTTTGTGAACATCTATACCTGTTGCATCATTTTCTCCACCAGACATATATCCATCACTTACACCCATCACAAAAGATTCATTTGCCGGAGCGGGAGAACCAGAACCACCTGAACCAGAAGAAGTACTAACAGTTTTCCAAACATTAGCATCAGTAGTAGCATCTGTGCAACAATACATTTCACCATCTTGCGTATTTAACCAAAGTGTACCTACACCAGTTGCTGGATTACTATTTGCTTCTGGATTAACTGTATCTTTTGTTATAACTTCACCAGATGGAGGCAAATTTGTTAAATTACTTCCATCTATTGCTCCAAATGTTCCTGTAAGTTTACTAGCATCTAAACTTTCTATAACAGTATCTTGTATTTTAGTTGACGACATTTTTTATTTCCTTTTTTATTAAAATTAAACGTGAACGCCAGGACTATAACATCTAGGTTGAAATAACATATCTCCCACATCAATAGAATTACCAGATGAAGCAAATGAAAATTTATCCAGACAATTTTGATTCCATCCCGAACCTGCCATTCCATGAGCACTCCATCCATGATCGGGTGATGAATGACACGCTGCAGCATATCTGCCATGTGTTAATGAACCCCATAGAACACTATTAGAAAGACTTGCAAATGAATGTTGTTGAATTTGAGCTGCTGTATAATTAGCTGTGGATGGTTCATATCCACCAGCTAAAAAACCATCAGTAGCACTTTGACTTCCTTCTCCATAATAATGCCAATTTCCAGATAACATATTAGAAAATTGAGATGAACTAACACTTGATGCAAATGCATATCTATAATTATAACTTGGTAAATGATTAGAACCCGCATCCGCACCACCATGATAATTAGCATAACCATTAACCCTATCTACTGTATTGCCTGGGCAATCTTGCCACATTTGCAAAGTACCAATATTAGTAGCATTTGATTGAGATGCAAATGGAAACCTAGAAACTTTATTAGTTGTATATGATGGCCCACTACCACTTGTTCTTCTTCCCCCATTTAAATAACCATATCCACCATCTTTATCACTAGAACCACAACCATAACCATACTGAGTATGGGCAGCCATGTCAGCCCAATTAGTACAAGCACCATCAGAAGCAAATGCAAAAGTTTCTATGGTTGAATCATTCCCATTTTGAGCACCTGCTGATATAAAAGCATGAGTCCATGAATGATTAGTATTTGGCCCATTTCTGGTCGTAGAAAGAGAACCAACATTAGCAATTCCATTACTAGCACTTGCAAAAGCATATTTGTCGATTGCTGCCAATGGATCCATCCCTGCTCCAGTATGTGATCCACACACATATCCATATGTCATTCCTTGTTCACCAGCAGGAGCATATGATGTTGTAACTTCTGTTTCACCGGGCCCAACATTTGTCCAAGCATTAGCATCTGTTGTCGCATCAGTACAAACAAACATTTCGCCAGTTGTAGTATTTATCCACATGGTTCCAGCAGAATTATTTGCAGTATTAGTTGGATTTGATGCTGATTTCACCATTATCTCACCAGCTGGTAAATTAGACAGAAATTGTCCATCAATAGCAGGAAGCGTACCAGTTAATTTAGTTGCTGATACATCACTAATATTTTCTTTTGTGATTTTGGTTACAGCCATTTTACTTTCCTTTTTATTTTATTAAAATTGTATATTACTAGGAACTCCGCCACGTGCTGTTGCTACATTCATTATATTATTAGCATTACCGTGTGATGCATATGAATATTGGTGAACATCTGTCATATAAGTACCACTAGTATTTCTACCGCCATGATGATAACCATGCGTAGTTGATGATGAGCCACCAGACCAATTACGAGCATAAGTAAGAACACCTATTGTAGAAGCAGTACCTTCTGATGCAAAAGAATAAGCTTCCATATTTGCTGTATAACTACCACCATTCCATCCACCATCCCGATAACCATACGTTGTAGAGTTTGAACCAGAAACATATGAAGCTGGTGAAGCAAGATCTCCACAACCAACAGCTTGTTGTGTATCTGTTGCAAATGCAAATTTTTCAATGTGAGAAACAGTATTTGGAGAACGCCCATAAGGATATCCGCCTGCAGAATAACCATGTGTATCTGAAGACCAACCAATATTGTGATAAATTCCACCAGAAAATGCCATAGTTCCTACGATAACAGCATCTGTTGTTGAATCAAATGAAAATTTCCTAGTAGTATGATGAGTTGTAACATTCGGATTATCAAATCCACCTGTTAAATAAGCAGTAGTCCCAGTCTGAGTACTAGCTGCAGTAGCCAAAGACATATTACCACCAACAGTTGCTCCAGTTGCAGCAGAACTTGCTGATGAAGCCCAAGAAAACTTTTCGATAGTAGTAATATCAGCACCATTCCATCCACCAGTTACCCATCCATAATCAGTACTACTATGTCCACTAGGAACTGTATTAAGTGCTATCAAACTACCAATATTATTATTAACATTATTAGAAGTAAAAGAATATCTTTCGATTTCATCATTACGGCCGGGACTACCATGATAACCCCCAACTACATAACCATATTGTGTTCCCTGATATGTCCACACTACTGTTGCAACTTCAGTTGTTCCAGGCCCAACATTTGTCCAAGTATTTTCATCTGTCGAAGCATCAGTACAAACAAAGATTTCGCCATTTGTTGTATTTACCCACATGGTTCCAGCAGAATGATTAGAGGTATTAGTTGGATTTGCTGCTGATTTTATCATTACCTCACCAGCTGGTACATTCGTAATGTATTGTCCATCAATAGCAGGAAGTGAACCAGTTAATTTAGTTGCTGATACATCACTAATATTTTCTTTTGTGATTTTGGTTACAGCCATTTTTTATTTTCCTTTTTATTTTATAAATTTAATTTTGTGCTCCTACACTCCAAGCTCTTTTTTGTGTGAGATTTCCAATATGTGATACTCCACTTTCACTAGCAAAACTCCATGATTCAATATAATGAGTATTACTATTTCCGTTATCAGGATAACCCCCATTTTGATAACCATGAGTTTCTGAACAAGTACCACAACCAGCAGAACCCATTTGATTTGTTACTGCTAAAGTAGGATGATTAATCTGTGTTGAACCACTAGCAAATCCTACTTTCCTAATCGTAGTACGCCATTGATGAGCAGACGCAGTATAACCATGTGTGGTTGATGAACAACCGCCTTGTGCATAACCATTCCCAACCATATCACAATGTTTGGTTTTAGTAGCATCATTTGCAAATGAAAAATGATGAACGGCATTAAGATTATACCAACCTACATCAGTAAGAACTTCGGTTGGCCCAGACATAGAAGTTGCAAATCCAGCTTCATTTTGATATAAATTACCAATATCAGCACTATCGCCGTCGTTTACATGACTTTGATATTCAACATGGTCATGACCATCACAACCAGCGATTTGATACCCTCTAAGTTCACTACTTGCACCAGCACCACAATATTTTCCTGAATTTAAATTATTAACAGTAGATGATGCTGCAGCAGTTGAAAATGAAACTTTTTGGACATCTGTAATAAGTGCCCCAGGCACATAACCACCCATGACATACATATCTGTTTTAGATTTAGAAATAACAGGGCCTTCTGTAACAGTCCCTAAAGTACTGCCAGATGCTACTGCATTATTATTTGAAGCAAGAGAATAAGTTTCAAAAGTATTATCAGCAGCATTACCAGCAGTAACCCATCCACTCTGAGTACCTTGAAATGAGTATGGGGGTGTTACATGATCAGCACCAGCTGCAATATTTTTCCAAACATTAAGTCCAGCCGTTGCGTCAGTACAAACAAACATTTCGCCATTTGTAGTATTCAACCACAATTTCCCTAATCCTAAATCAGAATCTATAGCTGGATCATTTGCTGATTCTGTTATTGATTCACCAGTATTCATATTTAAAACTGCACTTGCATCCAATGCTGGTAAAGTACCACTTACTAATTCAGCAGAAACATCAACTATATTATCGTTAGTTACTTTAGTTACAGACATTTGTAATTTCCTTTTTTAAAATTGTGTACCACTAGACCAAGAATCTCTATTAATACATGAACCAATTATTGTTGCAGTAGTTTCAGATGCAAATGAAAATTTTTCTAATCTTTCTGGACCGCCAGGTTGATTAGAAGATCCACCACTTGTATATCCATGTGTTTCAGATGAATAACCATGACATCTACATTTATCATATGCTAAATCCGTAATATGAACTGCATTACTAGTATTTGCAAATGAAAATTTATCAATAGTAGATACCCATGATCCAGTATGCCCACCAGAACTATATCCATGAGTTGAAGTAGAATGACAAGCTTGGGAATGTCTTGTATTATACATAGTAGAATGAACAGCACTACTATCAGATGCATAAGTATATTTTTCAATATCTGAATTTCCGTTTCCTGTATAGATATAACCATTATCAGGGCCGGTAACTCCAGCAGCATAACCCGTAGAAGGCATATTACCAACCTCAACAGCACTGCCTTCATTACTATATGAAAATTTATCTACTGCTCCACTACCAGTTGAAGTTAGAAGTCCAGAAACACCGTAACCATGTGATCCTGTTGAAAATCCAGCAATACAATATCTTCCTGTATTAAGTGTACCTACATTTGTTGAATCTCCACCACTTTCAAAAGAATATTTTTCTATATCGCTATTAATAGGCCACCCGCCACCGAGAATATAACCACTAGTATTTGATTTTGTCCCAGTAGCTGCATAATTATTATTCATGGTAACATCACTCAACATTGTAGCATTACCATCAGAAGTTAATGAAAATGTTTCCATATTATCGACATTAGACATACTTGCATGACCACCAACAATCCAAGCAGTTTGTGTACCCGCATATTGAAAAGGAGGCTCTACATGGTCAGAACCAGCTGCAATATTTTTCCAAACATTGAGCCCTGGCGTAGCATCAGTACAAACAAACATTTCACCGTTTGTCGTATTCAACCACATTTTTCCTAATTCTAAATCGGAATCAAAAGCTGGATCATTTGCTGATTCTATGATTGATTCACCAGTAGGCATATTTAAAACTGCACTTGCGTTTAATGCTGGTAAAGTACCACTTACTGTTTCAGCAGAAATATCAACTATATTATCGTTAGTTACCTTCGTTACACTCATGGACTATATCCTTTTTTGAATGTTTTTATCTTTATTGTTATTTATATTTTTTATGAGGTTACATATATCCTAGCATTACGAGGCCCACCACTATTAGGTGAAGTTACTTCAATAGTATCTACATCCACTATGTCGATTGTATATTCGTGTGTCTTATCCCTGTGTACTGCTGGAGAACCATAAGTAATAGTTACTTTATCTACTGTTGGTGTAACACTACTATTATAAGTTCTAATTCCAATAGCAACAGCTAATTTGTTAGTTGCTGTGGGAAAATCTTGCCAACCTCCTGCATTACGAAAATCTAGATCTGTCTTAGTCATTCCATTTGAAGAATTAGCTTTTATTGCTGCACGAAAAGCACTATTCGCCTGTATATTAAAACCAGTTTGAAAACCTGGCCCAATATAATTATTAGACTCCAAACCGATCCACGCTGCATCCCATGCTGCACTTCCATCACTAGCATTATTATAGTACCATTCTGTATCTGTTCCACCATGTACGGAAGCCCTAGATGTAAGTACGTTTCTAAGTCCATATGTGGGATCAAGTACCCAAAAAGTTCCACCCATGATTTCTCCACCACTATCTTGATCTATATCAGTAGCAAATGCATAAAGAATATCATCATTACCACCTGTTTGTGTTGGGGTAATTGAATTTATCTGTTCATAATTTGTAGTATCTATTGTATCTACACCAGATATTGTTGTGGCCCATTCTGCACTAACATAAGTCGTTACTTCTGTGGAATGCCTTACTATTTTAGCATAAATATGATCATCACCATGTTTATACGTTACGAGTGAACAGTTTGGTAAAACATCTTCTTCTTGCCCGTGTGTATGGTCATGTACTCCTAAAGTTGTAGATGCCATTTTATCAACATTACCAGTAGTTGAATGTCCACTAATATTTGCTAAATAAGTAAAAGTTAAATTTGAACCATGGCCGTGGGAAGTAGTCTGAGTATTAAAATCATCACCACCAACAAATTTACCTTGTTTGAGTTGATTTACTCCTGGCTGTTTATAAGAATATAAACCATGCATTGTGTCGGGACTACTAAAACTACCAGTAGCATATAATGTTCCAGATAAAGTCGTGCATTGTTCTGAGGTAACATTTGTTGCTGAACCACCATAACCACTAAAATTTGGAGTTCCATTACTAACTGGTATTCCCCCAAACCATAATGGCCTTGCAGAAGAATTAAGATTATTAAGATTTCCACTTACATCTGGAGCTATACGCAAAACAGCTGCTTCTATTCCATGTGTGGAATCTGCCCACATATAAACTCCATAAAGATCTTGATTATCTAATCTTTCAAAAGGTATCAAACAATGTTTGTTTGGTTGAGCAATACGAGTTAATCCATTACTATCTCCAAATGAATCTTTGAAAGCACCAGCTACTGTCGAATATAGATACACAGATTGAGGGCCGTTTCCACTTCCAGTATTTCTATTAATTTTAGTTTGAATAAAGTTCGGATTTTCACCATAACTGTCGTAAAAAATATATACCCCTGTTAAGGTATTTAGAGTTGGATCATTTGCTCCAAATATTTGAAAAATAGGTGTTCCTTCATTTGGTGAACCTATCCCCTGAGCTGTACCATTATCACCATCTAATAATTCGTGATAAGCCAATTGAGATAAATTACCAGAAGCATCAACCTCATGCATAGAATAAAAAGGAACCCAATTACTACCATGAGCTGAAGATTGCACCGAAGCAACTGCCATAAATCTAGTATCAGAAATTCTAGCAAGTCTAACATCCCGAACATTTTGATTATTGTGTGATGAAGGAGGGCCAATATCACTAATGCTTCCTTGTACTGAGACTTCCTGAGTTAGAGTAGAAGCAGATGGTATAGTAAGAGAAGCTAATTTAAATGTTGTAGCATTATTAGTTGATACTCCAGCAATTATAAATCTTTCTTCAGATAATTTACAAATAGTTACTTGCTGTACGGTAACACCAAATATACTATTACCCTTTAACCAATCTGTACTATAATCATCAAAATTGCTGGGACTGGAATTATGTGGTGTCTCAAGCGTTTTAAATGTACTCGGATCATCAAACATTTTAACTATTGCAACACCATAATCATTTGAACCATGATTTCCACCATCAGTACCATTCCATAACGTAAGAGCTCTGGTATCATCTATTCCAATAATATCTGAATGATAAAGATTTGAATCATTGTCATTACTTGATGGTGATATATCAAAACTACCACCATGCATTTGTGGTGATGTATCAATATCAGTTTTCCCTGATAATTGAAATTTACCATCCGTAAATTCACAATTTCTTACCAATGGCAGGATTAAAGGATTAGTATTAGGGAAATCTTCTATTATATCACAAGTTGCAATATTTCCACTTGTACTTGTAATTTTAGCTACACCATTACCTTGACTGTTTTTAATTGTATAAAATTCTCCACTAGTATATGAACCAGCACTAAACCCAAGAGTTTCCCATGTATTACTCGCACCATCTGGCCCAGTAAATATAAACTGAACCCCTGTGCCTGTTGTAGCTTGTGGGGTAATAGTAGCACCTTGAGTAAAATTATTTAAATGAAATTCTCCACCAATATCATTGTTGGTAGTAAGATCCCAGTCATTATTAGTTATATTTTGTTTTGCTGGATCAAGATATTCTTCATATACTTTAACAACTGCATTTCCTATTCCAGTAGCACTATTTGTAAGATTAACAATTACTGTATTATCATCTGCCCATGAAGATTTATGTAATGAACCAAGAGTACCACCACTTGAAACACCGTGAGGTAATGTACCAGATATTTTACTAGCATCAACATCTGAAATTTGTGCGTTACCTATAACTCCATTATTAATTTGAGCATTAGATGCAGTTCCACTTAAATCTCCACCCATTGTTGGATCAGAAGTAACATCAGCCCATGATAATCCAGTACTACCATCTGTTACTAGAGCTTGTCCATTAGTACCACTACCAGAAACATTAAGTTTTGAAATACCAATAGCATTATCATTAATTTGTGCGTTATTAACACTACCAGAAAGATCACCACCAACTGTTGATGCTCCAACATCCGAAACTTGGTCGTCAACAAACTCTAATTCACCAGATGCATTTTTTTTGAGTAATTGTCCTGCGGTTCCAGAATTTGCTGTAAATAACTTTGTTAGAGGAATGGAATTATCAGATATAACAGTATGTGCATCAACTAATTCAATTTCACCAGTATCATCTCTAATTAATACTTGCCCAGTAGTTCCAGCATTGGTTGTAGATAATTTTGATAGAGGAATGGAACTATCTGTTAATTTTTGAAAGGGAATGGAATTATCAGATATAGAATCAAGTGTATTAAGTAATTGGGAGGCATCTACGGCGGGTAATGTAGTACCAGAAATAATCTTAGAAGCATCCAAACCTTCTGTGGATGATATATCTTCGTTCTTAACTGAATTATTTTCTATGTTAGAACTTTTTATTCTTGTACGAGCCATTTTAAACCTTTTAGATTCTTGAAAATCTTTATATACTTGTTATTTATAATTTTAGTTAGGTATAAATGATAATTTTTTAAAAAAATATTTACGATTTTTTATGATTTTAATAGTTTACTGCCCAACCAGATAATTGAGTAATCTTGTTTGTACTTTGATTTGCCCACTCTGCTTTTATTTTAACTTCTGTACCCGTATTAGAAATTGTCGTTTTTCCTATCTTAACAACCTTAACTGAACCAGCAAAAGTAACAGGAGTACCATAAGAAGATGCTGGTGTCCAATTTGATCCATTATCCGCAGAAAAAGAAATTACTAAATCTGTTCCTAATGTAGCAGTTCCAGCTGAATCTTCATAGAGAATTACACCAGAAAGAGATGATACTGTATCATCAGCAGTTGATGCTATTGATTCAATCGAACCAGTTGCATTAGAAACACTTTGTAAAGAAGCAGCAAAATTTGTCCCACTTGGGTATCTATTGATGTTTGAAACTCTAATATCATCCACATAAGTTGGATTAGCAGCAGCTTCACTATTCATCATACCATCTTGTCCTATTACCCAAGTAGTTCTAGGAAATTGACTAGAGGGTGAAATAATATTAAATGAATTTACTTGTTGTCCATTAATATAATTGCGACAATAAGTACTTTCTTTAACTGTAGCAACATGAACCCAATCATCAACAGAAATTTGATCTGGTGATATATCTCCACCATATGATCCACCTGAACCATAATCAACATAACATTGTCCACCACCAGTACTGGAAACAGGACGCATAGCTATTTGTTTACTGCCCTGATTATTTGGATGCACACTTATAATACGACTACTAGAAATATTTGATGATGGAGCCCAAACCCAATATTCCATTGTCCAATCACCATCAAGATGCAAAGCACTATGAGAATTAGACCAATCACTACTATTTCCACTTAGAAAACCAACACGAATATTTCCATTCGTCAACTTTAATGAAGTACTACTTGACTCAAATTTAGATTTATCATTTGACCAAGCAGGGCCTCCAATATGAGAAGTAGCTAAGTTATTACCACTATAATCAGTAAATACTTGGGAACCACTTGCAACATCACGTGCTTGTATTAACATAGAAGTATTTGAATCAGCAACATGATAATTATACGGTATCATAGTTTTATATGATTCTGCGTCTAATGTTACATCAGTAGTTGAACTAATACCGTTTGTATCTTCAAATTGATCTATAAATGAATCAGTTAAATTAAAAGATGCTTTATTATCTGAAACCGCCATATGTAATCCAAGCGTGGATATTGATTGTTCCAAAGAAGTCGTATCTGCTTCTGGTAGATTATTTATCATGCTAACATTTACTTTTGTAAAAGCCATTTGTTATTTTCCTTTTTTTAAGGTTTTGGATATTTATCCTTTATTGCTTGAACATGAGCACGCCAATCATCCATATTATGAAACATCATATCCAACTGCTCTTCCCATGTACCATACTCAGGTTTTCTATCTCTTTGATACTGATTAGAATTATAATTATTTTTTAGTTCTTCTTGCTTAGCTTGGATTTCTTCCTTACTAATAGGTGTTGTATCTCCATGCCAAGTGATTTTATCATAATCTTCATCAGCAATAGATACTTGTGCATTAGGATTAATAGCTAATATCGCTGAACATATATCATACATAATTTACTCCTTGTTTTATTTTTATTTTTATTCACTAATTTCCATTACTGTTATATGACTTGTTGCACCGTTTTGACTTAGAGTTCCTGTTCCACTATCAACCTTAAACTTCACCTGATAAGTAATTTGTGAGAGTGTGTTAGGGCTGTCAAGATAATTAAAAGCAAATGTTCTATTTGCCGGTGAATTATTAATCACTAAATAACTAGTAAATCCATAATCTGCATCACCTAAGTTTGTAGAATCTCTAAACACCGTAGCCATATATCCCAATCCAGATCCACTGCCATGTGAATAAGAACCATTTACTGTAATAAAAAACTTACTATTCGTTGATGCTGGTGTAATATTAATCGTTAAAGTATTAGAAGCATCTACCCAAGAGGTTGAAGTTGAGCTAACTTGAGTTGTATTAGCAGCACCCAATACTTGTAAAATTTTGCCTCCGCCCATTCCCGCAGGTAATGAACCAGTAAGTTTACTAGCATCTAATGTACTAATTTTAGCATCTGTAATAGTTCCGTCTATAAGTTTACTAGCATCTAATGTACTAATTTTAGCATCTGTAATAGTTCCGTCTAATATTTTATTTGTTGTTACAGCATTATTCTTAATATTATCTTCTTCTACTGAATCCGTAGCAAGTTTAGGATGTGTTACTGAACCATCAGCAATATTATTATCTGTTACTGCATTATTAGCAATCTTTGTATCTGTTACAGAATCGTCAGCAATCTGTGCATTACTAACTGTACCAGTTAAATCACCACCAACAGGTGTATTTGCTAAATTAGATGTATCAGAAATAAAAGATAAATTACCTGAACCATCAGTAGATAAATATTGTCCATTACTTCCATCTGATACATTAAGTTCTGAAATACCAATAGAATTGGTTGCAACCTTTGTAGCTGTTACTGAACCATCAGAAAGTTTATCAGTTGTGATAGCAAGATCAGAAACTTTATCACTCGTTACTGCATCATCAGCCATCTTTATTGTTGTAACAGCATTATTAAAAATTTTACTAGTTGAGACAGCATCATCTGCAAGTTTATTTGTCGTAATTGAATCCGTTGCAACCTGAGCATTATCAACTGTTCCAGTTAATCCACCACCAAGATTAATTGTACCCGTAACCGTTCCTGTAATATTAATATTACCAGTACCAATAATATTTTTAGAATTTAAATCTAAATCGGCCCCTAATTCTGGCGAAGTATCTTGAACTATCTCTGAAATTTTATTAGAAGCAGCATCAACAATACCTTTAAGTTCATTAACTGCTGATACAACATTACTATTTTCAGTTGTAGTGAGAAGGGATAAATCACCAAAATTATTACTAATATTATTAGTCTTAATTCTCCATTGGTCAAAAGTATCTATTAAATTTACATTAATTATTGGCATTATTTTATTCTTTCTAAGAAAATGAAAATGTTGGAGCTTGACATCCACAAGCTGCATTATCAACGGTTATTCCAATATCGGCAGTTTGTGTTGCTGTTGTATTACTGGAAAAAGAATATCCATCAACAGTCGTAAGCAGTAGTCCTGTACCATACTCATAACCAGCAATTTCATAACCATGAGTTTGTGTTTGTCCACCAGTCGGGCCAGACCTACCTACTGTTGTTGAAATATCACCATGATTAGTTTTCTGTCCTGATGATGCAAAAGAAAATTTTTCTATCGTAGTTATTGCTGTACCTTCACCCGGCTGGTAACAACAAATATGTCCACCATACATATAACCATGTGTGGTACTACTAGACCCAGTTGCACCATTCATACGATCATCTGATAAACTATCCCAATTATGTTGCATATTTTCAGATGCAAAAGTAAATTTATCAATAGACCTTGTTGAATATGGGTTTTGACTATTCGCATGGCCATAATGTCCAGCACACCAAAAACCATCTGTTTGACTTGAAACTGCTAAATGTCCTGTCTTGACATCTTCAAGAGTCGCAATCCCAACTGTTACATTTCCAGTTGCAAATTCAAATTTCCTAACATAAGCATTAGGGTCTGCATATCCAAAAGAACTAAGCTCCCCTGAGCGCCCACCACCAATATAACCATGAGTTCCTGATTCACAAGAATATCCACCTGATCCAAAAATAGGAGGTGAACCAAGAGTTCCAAAAGATTGAGAAATATCAGTTGCACCATTCATCGCAGTTGTTGCTGATGCATATGCAAATTTTTCTGTAACATCAAGAATACCACTACCCCTATACCCACTAGTAACAACTGCTTCTGTAGCACTACTCATAGACATAGCTGAATTAATATCGGGCATCGCAGTAGAACCTACTGCTGCATTATGTCCTACGATTGCATGATTATCGGATGTAAAAGAATGATATAGTATTGTATTACCAGTAACACTACCAAAATTTCCACCATAGAACCAATGATTTCCATGAAAAGGAAAGCCAGGAATAGCACCACTTTGTACAGCATCACTAACTTCCCAAACAGGTAAACCATCATCTAATTGTAAAACTTCTCCCTCTGCACCAATAGCTAATTTAGTATATTCTGTTCCATTATAATATAAAATATCTCCAACTGAAGGAGTTGCTACGGAGATTTTAGACCCAGTTACAGCATTATCTTGAATTATACCAGATGTTAGTTTTTGTAACGCCATTTTGTTTGATAGTTTAGTGTTGTGAACCAGAACTATTTGATACGCCGAGGTCAAGATCGCCTACACCTGTAGCGTTGCCATCAGTACTAAAATTAATTTTTTCTATTAGTTGTCTGTAACTTGGATAACCACCATGACAATATCCATGCGTAGTAGATGATGTTCCCGCTCCATTACCTGATACACCAGCAGAAAGATTACCAATATCTGCTGCATTAGTACTTGAATCAATAGCAAATTTTGTAACATTCTCAGAATAAGCACTATTAGCAGTCAACATTCCACCTGACACATAAATATGTGTTGTCGAATTACTAGCAAATGGCAAATTTACAGCTTCGTACAAATCACGATTTGTATCTACTGAATTTCCATCAGATGCAAAAGCATAACGCTCTATTAAATTATGAAAATTAGTGTTGTTCTGACAACCGCCCATCGCATAACCATGTGTATTAGATGAAGCGCCTGCAGCACCATATCTTCCTGAGAATAAATCACCGACACTCGTCGCATCACCATCAGATGAGGTTACTCGTTTATCTATAACCTTCCAATTAGGATCATCATGACCACCATGCCAATAAACAGCAAGTCCTGATGATGCACCTTGTCCACCCCACATAGCTCGTGGTACAGTAAGATTGCCAATATCATCAGAGTTCTGTCCAGAAGTAAATGAATATTTATCAATTATATCGGTATTTGGATGTCCTTGCATTTCACCACCAGCTGCATAACCATAATCTTGACTTCTGCCTCCAGATGATGCTTGACAAGCGTATGTTAAATCAGCTACATTAACAGCATTTATATCACTAGTATAAGAATATTTTTGTATGTTATTTGCCTGTGGATGATTACCATGAGTACAAAAACCAAATTGTGTTCCTTGAAACTGTCCAGTTCCCCAATCTGATGATGATGCACCACCATTACCACTACCCCATGAAGGTAATCCATTCACTACTGTTAAGGTATCTCCATCTGTGCCTTTAGGTAATCTAACGTAATCTGTTCCATCATAATATACAATATCACCAGAAACATCTGAACCCATAGCAATTTTCGGCCCAGTTACAGCATTATCATCTATTATAGAAGTTGATACTTTTTGTATTGACATTTTTCTAGGTTATGCTCCAATCTCTACTAACATTATAGAAGAAATAGCAGTACCACCACTAGGTTGAGTTGCGTTTAAATGAGCACCTCTATTATAAAATACTGGGCCAGCAGTACCTTGTGCTTTATATTTTAAACAATAATATATCATAGCAGTAGTATCTGGACTATCCAAAAAATTAAATGAATATCCATGACCTGCATCAGCACTATAATCACCACTATCATGGCCAACTGTTATATCATGTGATAGTTGTGCAGTATCTCTGAATAAACGAAATACCGGGCCAGGGTCATTAGTGTTATTAGCATACCATTGACTACTATAATAATAACTTAAAAATATAGCAATTTTACTGGTAGAACTGGATGGTTGAATACTTGCTTGCAAAGTTGTATCAACAAAAGTTTGACTAGTTGTAGAAGAATTTTGATTATCAACAAAATTAACTACCTGTAAAACTTTGCCTCCGCCCATTCCTGCTGGTAATGAACCAGAAAGTTGAGATGCTGGTAATGAACCAGTAACTTTACTAGCATCAACAGATGTAATCTTAGCATCAGTAACAGCACCATCAAGAATTTTATCACTCGTTACAGCATTATTAGCAATTTTATTAGTCAATACAGAATTATCAGCGATTGTGCCAACAGGAACAGGTGTTCCTAAATGCAGAATCCTAATATTACAGGAGTTCTCAGGAGCAGAACTAAATTGAATACTCGTATCGGTAGGTAATGAATATGCAGATGTTGGTTGAGAAACACCATCAATAAAAACTATAATACCTTCAACAGAAGCAACAGCCTGTGATAAAGGAGAAAAGGTTGTTGCAGTACCATCAGCAATAAATGTATCTTCTATAAATACTTGTCCACCAGTACCTAAATCTTCACCCCATTGAGGATTTCCAGATACTAATTTTAAAACATCTCCATCCGTACCTTTAGGTAATCTTACATAATCTGTACCATTATAATAAAGTAAATCACCAGAAGTATCAGAACCCATAGAGATATGAGTACCATTAATAGTATTGGGATTTATAACTGCATTTGATGTTGAACCAGAAAGTGCTCCGCCTAATGTTGGATCAGTAACAACATTATTAAAACTCAAATTACCACTACCATCTGTAAATAATGCTTGTCCCGCTGTACCATCTATAACATTTAATTCATTAATACCAACTGAATCTCCTACTATTTGTGCATTACCAACTGTACCAGTTAAATCACCACCAATAGCAGTACCGGCTACATCAGTAGAATCATTTGCAAATAATAAATTACCATTACCATCAGTCGTTAAAACTTGTCCAGAAGTTTCATTAGTACTGGTAAGATTTAAATGCTGTATGCCAATCTTACCAATAACATTTGACATATTTTCTTTTGCAAGAGGATAACCGCCCTGAAGATTGCCATCATGGACAACAATAGTGTCCTTATCTAAATCAACTGTGATCTCACCTTGTTTGCCGGTGAATACGCTATGTTCGGGAGTAGTTCCTCGCCTTATCTGTACTAATTTTGCTGGCATTATAATTTAACCTTAAAAAAAGAGTACTAGAAGATATCTTCTAGTACTCATATATTATTAAATTTCTGTCAAATTAAACTTATATTTTTTTCCTGTTACATTATTTAACAGAAATAAATCATCTGCTCCTTCTTCAAATGTCCAAGAACCTTTCGTACCATCTACACTATTACCGTTGCGATGAGTATTATCTAAATGTAAATCCCCTGTTTTCAAATCTTGAACAACGATTGCAGTACCTTCTGCTTTAATAGTTGCACCACTCTCACCCATATAAATTGAATTATCAGAAAGAAACAAATGACGAATTTTTTTCTCAGCAGTTCCTAAATCATATACTGCATGAGTATCAGGAATAATATGAGCTGTCATTGTTCCACCAAGATTTCCACCTAATGCAACTGCATAACCTAAATGATAAACAAGAATATTTACACCATTTGCTGGTGCAGTTGTAAATGTCAATGTTGTACCATCAACAGTATAGTCGGTTACTGGAACCTGCGTTACACCATTAAGCATAACCATTAATTCATGAGCATTTTCAGCTGAATTTGACAAAGTAATAGGATTAACATTAGAACCATCACCTGTAGCTGTTTGGTAACTGAGTTCTTTTTTTGCCATATCCATCAATTCTTTTCCCAAGAAAACTACATAAACATTATCACTTGCGCCAGGAGCAGCTGTAAATGTTAATTGTGAACCACTAACAGTATAAGCAGTATCCGGCTCCTGAATTACACCACCAACAGAGACTATCAAACTTGCTGCGGTAGCGACTCCATAGTTCAATGTAAAGACAGTTTGTGAACCATCACCTACTATGTCCTGTTTTTCTAACGTACCGTATTGTACGTCGCGTCCTATATAAGCCATTTAATTATCCTTTGTTAGTATATGATATTAATTTTTTGGATATTTAGCTTTAACTGCTAAACAATCATCAATATATTTTTGTTTTTGAGTATCATCACCTTTTACGATTGCATCTAGGTAGTCCCTAAAATCAGGATACTCATCAGCCCTTTTTACATTATATGGTCTGTTATCCATAATTGCTTGTTCCTCTTGTTCTACAGCAGTATCTCTTTCTGCTCTGGTTTTATAATTACCAGCAGAAACTGCTGCATCATAATTAGAACTCCATCTTGCAACTTTGTCTAACATTTGTTTTTCAGTAGCAGAGTCAGCCCACGATTGAGCATCTATAACAACATGATTCAAAACTGCTACTTGTCTATCTGTAAGTGTCATTCTATTTTTCTCCTTATTATGTTGTTATGCCACTAATATTCCCGACCAAAAGTTATAGGTATTATACAACCATCTATAAGCATTAGCACAATTATTACAATAAATTTTCATAGTAGCGGTATCACCAGCATCCATATCTACGGTTATTCCCCATCCATGAACCCATCTATGCATATTTGCGTGTATTGGTTCTAACCTAGAAACTGTATAATTACGATTAGATGTATATAACCATGCATGAGCGTGTTGTGTATTTGCATAAATATCCCATTCAATACAACCACTAAATAAATATTTACCAGTTACAGGAACAGTATAAGTATAATTTGTTGTATTATAACCAGAACCCTGAGAATCTGTTATTGTATCATACTTAATTGGTACATATTGATTTTCTGCAATATCACCTGTTTCCATATGAGCTGACATTGTTGCTAAAAAATATGGTTGATTACCCATATTAACAGAATTATCTGCATTAAGTGTAATTGCTGTACCTGCCGCACTTGTTGTAATTCCATCAACACCACCAGCAGGAACTGCTTGACTAGACCAATTCGTACCATCACTTGTTAATACATTTCCAGTTGTACCAGCTGCTGGTAATTGAGAAGCAGGAGATAATGCAACTGAATATCCTAAGTGATAAACAAGAATATTTACACCATTTGCTGGTGCAGTTGTAAATGTCAATGTTGTACCATCAACAGTATAATCTGTTTCTGGAACTTGTGTTACGCCATTGAGCATAACCATTAATTCATGAGCATTTTCAGCTGAATTGGTTAAAGTAATAGGATTGACATTGGAACCATCACCTGTAGCTGTTTGGAAATAGATTTCTTTTTTTGTCATATCCATCAATTCTTTTCCCAAGAAAACTACATAAATATTATCATTTGCATCAGGTGCAGCTGTAAATGTTAATTGTGTTCCACTAACAGTATAAGCAGTATCAGGTTCTTGGATAACACCACCTACGGAGACCAATAAACTTGCAGCAGTCGCGACTCCATAGTTCAATGTAAAGACGGTTTGCGAACCATCTGCTACCAAGTCCTGTTTTTCTAACGTACCATACTGTACGTCGCGTCCTATATAAGCCATTTAATTATCCTTTATATTATTAATTAAAAAATTTATTATCCGTTAATTTAGAATTATGAATTAACATCTTCTAAGATTGAACAGATAACATCACACGCACCCGAAGCTGTTACACGAATACTGTCGCCCGTTTCAAGGATAACTTTTTGACCAGAAACTACCTGTAATGCACCACCAACAGGAATAGGAGCTTCTTTAACAATAAAAGCATCTGTACCAGCAGAACTATCTAATACTTCTACTGAAGCTGAAGCTGCACTTGTTGTTGTATTGGAAACATCTAACTCAAGAATAATACTATCTTTATTAGCAGGAGCTGTATAAACCGTTGTTGCTGAAGTTACGCCTACTGCTTGAACGCCTTTAAAATCATTAGCCATTTTTATCTTCCTTTAATAAGTTGTTTTTAACAGATGGTTATTAGTATTACAAAACTATTTTCACCCAAAAAATCATAAATTAAAACTATTTTTTTTATTTTTACAAGGATTAACCATATTTCTTTATATTTATAATATTAAAATCACCACATCCATGGCACATCTGGATAATCTTTAGGTACAGTTGGATCATAATATCTACTATCTGGATTCCAGTATGCAAATTCGTTTTCCCATAAATCTCTCCATTTTCCATGTTCTTGATAATATTCTTCATCCCATATGAACCTTCTAGGGCCCCCTTCATATCCTTCTGGATATGGTACTGGTGGCTCCCATCTAAAAGTTTCTGTATTTAATACAAAACTATCATATGGTTTTACGGGAATAAATGCATCATTTTCTTTATCATAAGTATCCCCTATTCCAGCAAAATTTTTTCTTAATGGTGGCTTATCATCTTCTAATCTAGTTACTGGGTCGTAGTGTTTACCACCAAGAGTATTATAAGATGTTTGTATCCATACGCCACCATCATTTAATCCATCATTATAATTGTCTATAAAATTTTGTTCAGCGACAATAACTCTAACTACTTTATCACCTACAACTTTTGCAAAATGTGCCATAAAATAATCTCCGTCTATATTCCATCTTTTGCTGGAAATGGTGCTCTGATAACAACAATACCACTACCACCAGCTCCACTATATGGCGCAAAATATCCAGTTGAACCACCGCCACCACCTTTATTTGTTTCACCATTCAATCCGTTATTTCTATCTCCACCGCCATGTCCCGATACAGCAGTACCATCTGGTGCATCTGGATTAAGATTGATTCCACTACCAGCTCCACCACCAGCATAAAAAACTGAAGATCCTGTCCTATAAGGATTTGATAAACCTGAACCACCAGCACCACCAGGCCCGCCTCCTTTACATCCACCACAAGGCCCACAACCACCAATTCCGCCAGCATTACCGCCCGGGCCTCCAGCTCCACCACCACCGCCTGGAGCTCTCATATTAGTACCAGAACAAGCACCGCCAGGACTACCACCATTATTTCCTTGGCCGGGTGTACCTGCTCCACCATAACCAGCACCAGAACCACCCGAACCATTCCCACTTGGCCCAGGCTGAGATCCTGCACCACCACCAAGAGCATCTGTTACTCCAACATTAGTTGTACCATCACCTTGAAATCTAAAAAGAGTATCTTCACCTCTTGTTTGAGGAGCACTCGGAGTACTGATTGAACCACCAGCACCTACGGTTATATCATATATTCCTGCAGCAAGAGCAACTTGTTCAACAACCATTCCTCCCGCTCCACCACCAGCACCGCCGCCACTACCACCACCGGCAATAGAAAGAATATCCATTGTTACTGGTTTTGTACCAACAACTTCAAATGTTCCTGATGTAGCAAAAGTATGAATTTTGTAATCAACACCTGATTCAGTTCTATATGTTTCTTCACCACCTAATGTTTCTGCTTCTTGTAATCCAACTGTACCAACGTGTCTACCTTGATTAATAAATGCCATAATTCATTTCCTATATTATTAATTTAAACTCGACATCTTAAAGTAAATCTTAATCCTTGTCCTAATGTACCAATACCTGTTTGTGTTACTTTAAATGTTATTCTATCTCCAGCAACAAATGTATTATCATTTCCCATAACACCAACTGACATAACTTGTTCACCTGTACCATTACCAAAGAACGGTTGAGTTGAATAAATAGATGTACCATTTTTTTCTACATCAACTAATACTGGTTGTGTTTCACCAGTTGTAGATATATAACCAGTTTCTCCATCAAACGTACCATCTCTTGCCATTACCATTTCACCATAAATTTGTACTGCAAGATCAGCTGGTGCGGTTTCTCCATCAAAACCAGCTAGAAAAGATATATCATATGGAAGTTCTGTAATTTGTGGCCCTTTAAGTGCTGGTAACGTACCACCTGCTATAAGTTTATCAGCACTAAGTCCTATAATTTTTTGATCTGTTATTGTACTATCTGTAATCTTATCATTATTAACACTACCATTAATAATATTATCCATTCCAACAGAATTAACTGTTAAATTTGCGTTATCAATTACATTATCATTTATAGATATACTTCCAAGAAAACCAGTAACTTCACCACCAACTGTAAGTTGATCTGGAGGATTAAAAGACAATCCACCCATACCATTTGTAGCAAGAAGATGTCCTGCTGAAGAATCTGTAACATTTAATTCATTAATCCCAATCGTATTAGGATTTATCTGTGCATTTCCAATAGTACCCGATAAATCACCACCTATTGCAGAAACAGCAGTATCTGGTAAACTAACAAATGTTAATGTTTCACCATTATCTTTTTGTAGAACTTGTCCTGGCGTACCTGTATTTGTTATATCTAATTGAGCAAGTCCAATCATGCTATCAACATTACTCATATCCTGTCTTGCTAAAGGAAAACCACCAGCCGTGCTTCCGTCATGTACGACAACTACATCCTTATCACCATCAATGGATATTTCACCATCAGCACCAATAAAGGAAGTATGTTCAGCAGTAGTGCCTCGTCTTAATTGTACTCGTTTAGCCATATTATTTTCCTATTCTTTTATACTCTACACTTCAACATAAATCGTAATCCTTTTCCGAAAGTTGGATCAGAACCAATTTGTGTAACTCTAAAAGTTAATTTATCACCAGAAGAAAAACCAGCAGTATTTAATACACCATCTGTCATAGATGTCGAACCATCAGCAAATGTTGGTTTAGAAGAATAAATAGTATTACCATTTAATTCGACATCACATATAACAGCAGCACCAACAGCTGCATTTTCCATTACTCCTACCTCTCCATCAAATACTCCTGTTCTAGCCATAACCATTTCACCATATGCCTGCACTACTAATTCCGTAGGTAGTGTCTCTGCATCCCAACCCGCAAGAAAAGATATATCATAGATAAGTCCAGTTAGATTAGTAGCATCAATAGAATTAAAAGAACCAGTAACTTTATTAGCATCTATCGTATCAATTTTATCAGAAGTAATAGCACCATCAACAATATTTTCTGTTTGTACTGCATTGTCAGCTAACTTAGAATTATCAATAGCATCATTATCAATTTTAGGTCTTGTTACATTTAAATCAGCAATCTTATTAGTTACGATATGTGAATCAACAATATTTTCTGTTTGTACTGCATTATCATCCAGTTTTGTATTATCAATAATATCTGCTTCTAATTTTATTCTTGTTACATTTGCATTAAGAATACTACCAGTTTGTACAGCATCATCTTCTAACTTAGCATTATTAATTATATTATCTTCTAATTTTTCTCTAGTAATATTTCCATCAGCAATAGTAGATGTTGTAACAGAACTTGTCTGAATTGATGTACTACCTATCACACCAGCAACATCACCAGAAAGAGTAGCACCATCAATATCTGATAAACTAACAAAAGATAATCCACCAGTACCATCTGTAGCTAATACTTGTCCTGATATACCATCTGAAACATTAAGTTGTGTAATGCCAACAGTATTTAAAACATTATCCATATCACTTCTAGCAAGAGGATAACCCGTTGCTTGACTTTGAGGAAATATAGTACCATCATGTACCCGAATTGTATTTTCGGTAAGGTCGACAGTTATCTCGCCTTCTTGACTACTGAAACCTTTATGCTCCTCAGTTGTGCCTCTTCTTATTTGTACGATTTTAGCCATGTTGTTTTCCTAATAAAGTCTTTATCATTTCTTTAAGTTCAGCAATATCTTTTTTCATGTTATTTATATCATTCATTTCATCTATTTTTCTTTGTCTTGCAATCTTATAACTCTGTAATGCAGTTTTATTTGTATTGAGAATTGCTTTAGATTCTGCATCACGAACATATGGTGTTTCATTTATTTTTATATTTTTCATATCAATTATGCTAATGCAATAGCTTGTAAATCTTTTATTAACGGTACGGTTGTCGTAGTTGGAGAAATCATAACAATCTTAACTGCAAATGTTTTAAAACTATCATATGTAACTGAATCAGATTCATAATCTGTATCTCCTGCAGCTGGTAAAAACTCAAGTTCCAGATAATCACTTTCTTCAACAGAAGCAGAAACACTATTACTATTAGAAGATTCATTCATCAATGTCCAAGGCCTATCATCAAACAAATTATCATCAAACTGAGATAACACTTTATAATAAACAAAAATCCTAGAATTTGCTGGTCGATTAGCAGTTAAATATACTTTCAAGGATGTAGCATCAAAACCATCTTTCAATGTAACCCTTCTTGTAATGTATCTTGCTAATGCATCACCACCAGATACAATATTGTCAGCATCTTGTGTATTATTAATAAGATTCTCAATAGTAATTACACTATTCCTTGCAGTATCAATAATAGGACTTATAAATCTACTATTAGATGTAAGTTCTGCTCTTGCTTCATAATCTGTTCTATTCGGTGTTAAAGTAATATGCTTCTGTTGATCGAGAAAGTAATTAGTATTTTGAATAATAGGTCGGTATTCTGTATCAAGTAAATCACTACCAACATCTCTTAACTTAACACCCCACTCAATATTTGTTTTATTAATCCTAACTTCCTGTGGAACAATTTGAATAATATCAGCTTTAACTGTTGTTGTTGAATTTCCATTTTTAAATACTGCAAATGCTGAATTGTTTGTTGCAAATTCTGCAATATTTATATTAAAAGCTAAATCTTGATTTTGTTCAGGTGTCCATGTTGAAGCATTCTGTGATTTAAAAAATGCACCAGCATAAGGTTGGTCAGAAATTTTCCTATCAGTACCAATTTGATTTTCACCCATCTCTGCAATCCATGCTTCGTACTTCAAACTATTACTTAATACAACAATAGAATATTCACCAGGCTGTAAATAAACTAATGATGGAAATGTAAACTTCGTTGCAACTGAAGCATCTTCACTTACATTAACATCCTCTGGAAATTTGCTAACATCCGAAAACGGTACAACCGTTTGAGCAGGAAATCCATTTAGTGTATCTCTGATTTGTAATGTTACTGGTAATCCATCTGTATCTTTTGATTTAAAAAACAAATCAACATCTGTAAGAAATACTCCATCTGGATATAAAGCAGGGTCAACCAAAAATGTTTCTGCAAGTGGGTCAACCCACCCAACAACATTAACACGATTAAATGTATTTGTAGTAGTACGAAATTCAGTAGCACTACCTTGTGCAAATTGCTGAATACGAGGAACCCTAGTAGATACTACAACATTTTCTCTAGTAGATAACAAGCCCTGTGCTTGATAAACAACTTCACCATATGTTCCAGCAGAAACCAAATCACCAGATGTATTATCACATAATAAGAATTGTCTTTCACCAGTTCTAAATCTCAATGTATCTGAATTAGGAATAGAAAAAGTTAATCCAGTAATAGAACCTTTATCATCTGTATTAATAACATCACCCAATATACCACCACTAGGAGTACAATATTCTGAAACAGGCTCTCCATCAAAGAAAGCATATACTCTTGTGTTTGGTTTCATTCCTGTTACATTAACAGTAATATCTCTTTCTCGGATAAATGGTATAACAGAAACATCAACCGTTCTTTCTCCAATGCTATTTCTTACAGCATCAGAACCCGTAATTTCATTACGAATACCAGTTCTTGTTTGTAATACTTCTTGCTCTACTGTTTGTGAAACTGTAATTGCTCTACCCCTTCGGCCACTTTGAGAAGCAAGGACTCTTTCTCTACCAGTTCCAAAAACCTGCCAATCATTAAACTGTGTACCAAATGACAATCCTACTAAACTTTGCCATGCATCATTCTCACCTTGAAGATTAACGACAACTTCTGGATTTGTTGTAGTATCATTCCAGTTATCACTCGGAGGAGTTAAACTAACAGTACCAACCCAAGCCAATACTGCAAACGGATTAACATTAATTGATCTACTTGCAATAGGCTGTTTAACAAATGGTATATTATCATAAGGTAATGTAATACAATCACCTGTTTTTCTTACACCAGTTGAAGCAGTTTCATCATAGAAAACATCTCTAATATCAGAATTAAATCTTGGTCGTAAAATCTTATTATCAAAATCAATAGAACATTGATAATCTTGACTTAGAACATTACCAATGCTATGTCCATTAAATCCATCAACTAAAATTCCATTTTTAAATCTATCTAAACCAGCAGCATCTTTAATGATTAATGCTTCTGCATCTTTTTCTAATAATGATAGTGAAGTATAATATTCTACATTAGCAAGTCTTTTTTCTATCTTACCAATATCTCTCATTGTATATCTTTTATTCTCAATATATTCTGCTCTCACATCTTTTCCTTTAAACGTATAAGCAGGAATATGAAGTGTATAGAGATTCATAGTACCATCTAATCTAGTTGGTGTTATTGCTGTCATTGAAGCAACACCTTTATTACTTCCAAACTTTCTTTCCCTACTCAAATATACCGTATCAGTACGAGGAAGATAATAACTATAATCAGCTTCCCAATTAGTATTAGGAACAGGTAATTCAATATTTTCAATTATAGTAGAATCACTATCTGATCTTCTAGGTCTAAAATCAATACAATCACGCAACTCTACTTCTTCACCTGTTACTGGACTTGAATACTTTGGAATATTATCAAAACCAATAGCAGCTGTATAAGAATCAACTGATAAATAGCCAGAACCAGTATGTGTAAAGAAATCAAAAACAACTGTAATTTGTCCAGTAGGTGCTGTTTCTCCTACTTTTAATTTAACACTTCCATAATCATATAAATTATCTCTCTGTCCTGTGTCTAATTCATAACTAGAAGTAATATTAGTATCACCTTCTGCAACAGCAGAAACCTCTTTAGTAAAACCACTTTCTTCACCTGTAATATTTTCTGATGCCTCGAACGTACCAGATACAGGAACATATGTAACATCCGTTGTTCCACCAGCACCAAGAATAACTGTTCCTTTAGCACCAGAAGTTTGTCCTGTAATAATCTCGCCTGGAATTAAAGTATCAGAAGTAGTATCAACAGTAAGGGTTGGTAATAATGGAGTAGAACCAAGAGCACCAGAATCAAATACTCCTTTTATTTTCCATACATCTGATTTGTTAAGGGAATTTGCTACAGTTGCAGCAGTACTTGGTGTAGCAAATGTCAACGTACTATTCTTTGTAAGATTTTTTACTCTTTCTTGTTTACCACTAACATTTACCGTAGCAATAATATCTGCTGTAAAATTTGTAGAAGTATTAGCGTTGAACTGTGCTGTTGTATTCTGAGGGCCAGGAACTTCAATACTTGTACCAGAAGTATCAAATCGAACTAAAGTTCCAGCAGCTAATCCAGATGTTCCACTAGACTTAATTACTACAAGATAATTTTCTCGTTTAACAGAATCAGATAATTGTCCAGTACCAACAAAAGTTTCAGATGCACCAGCAGTAGCAATAGTTGCTACACCATTCGTAAATGATACTGCTTGAAAAACTTTTTTAACAGTATAATTTGTATCTATTACATTATTAAGACCACGAATTGTTTTTATAGTATGTTGAGGAAGTTTAAAGACTAGAGAATTATCAGATGTTTCAAAAACCTGTGTATCACCATCAACAACAGCACCAGCCTTACCTGTATTATCAATATCTGCTTTAGCATCAAGAGTAACAGTAGAAGCAGCAGCATCATCTGTATAAACAATAGATTCAACAGCAGAAAATTTAGAACTAGACATTTTTATATCATAAACATATAAATTAAATATTCTATCTGCTCCAGCAGTAGAAGAAGAAAAATCAATACTTCGTACTCTTGCTGTTCCTATTTTCGTATTACTATAATTATTTAAATCTATATTAGAATGGGTTACATTATGTAAATCTACTACCTTATGATCAGCAATATTAAATAAACCATTAAGATTTTTTAAAACGACATAGTTGCCGTATTGCATTAAACGGTCAAAACCACTAACATTCATTACTTCTCTTGCTTTATCTAATTTAATATCTTGAGAAACTAATGTTTCAAATTCATACCCCTCAATAAATGCTTTGCCAGGATCTAGTCTAACAATAAATTTTGAATTATCTTCTGGATCATCTTTTAATTGAATATTAAAAGACCTTACAGTATAACTTCCAGACTCATCAAAAGTCCTTCTAGCAAATGTATCTTCTAAAGTAGAATATATAGGAACTTGAATATTTTTTTCCTTAACACCTTTATTAACTCTCAGAAGTTCATAAAAATCCGTATCATCTGTTGAGTCTATTGTTTTCTTTGAAAGAGTTAAGGATAACTTTAATCTATCTGCGCCAGGAGCTGCGAAGTTTGAAGAACCTTGTGAGTTATCAAGGAGAGTAGCATCATCACCAGAATTTACAATTTTTTCTGTTACAGAAAGTCCAACCCGATATGTAGGATCATTAAAATATTTATCTAATACTAATGTTTGTTGTCCTACCTTAACAAAATTACCATTAAGATAAAACACACCTTCTGATATAGATGCAGAACTACCCTTACCAACAGCTGTTGCTAAAACACTTTCTGCTGTTGCATTAACACCACCGGCTGGAGCATTTGCAATAGTTACTGCTGGAAGTGATGTATAACCAGAACCTTGTGTAATTACTGTAACGGCAGTTACGACACCATTACTTATAGTTGCAGCTGCTGTAGCAGTAGTACCGTCAGTAGGAGCATTAGCAATCGTTACAACTGGTGCCTCAGTATAACCAGCACCACCTTTCGTAACTGTAATAGATTTAATACTAGTAGGAGTAGAGTCAACAATATCTGCCGACATAGTTAAGTCGGAAGCATATATTCTTTCTCCTGCTAAAAATTGTGGAGAAGTTTCCAGACTAGCAACTGCGATAGCTCCATTTCCATTACCACCAAATAAAGTAATTGTAGGAACACTAGTATATCCTGTTCCCCTGTTTGTAATATTAATTGCAATAACTTTTCCTGAACTAATAATAGCTTCTGCTTCAGCACCAGTTCCATTACCAGATATTTGAACTGTTGGTGCAACTGTATAACCATCACCTTGATTAGATATACTTATTCCTTGTAAACTATTAGTAACAGAACCACCAGTAATATATTTAACATAGACAGTATCAGGATCACCTGTAACAGCATCCTTTTCTGAATATCCAAGTATAATAGCCCTAGTACCTGTCTGTGAACCTATAATTGTTTTTCCAGTAAAACCAGATACATTAATATCTACTCCATTGTATTGTGGTTTTAATTTAACATATTCATAGTCCAAATTTAAAACAAGTTCACCACCAGTTACCTTGCTACCATTTCTAAAAATATGATCACCAAACTTTTTAACTTGATCGCGAAGAATACTCTGTTGCGTAGTTAATTCTCTAGCCTGTACTGGTAGAGATGGTTTATATAAAACTTGATGAAAATTCTTATCATCATCAAAATCATCAAAGTAAGGATTCTGATTTGTATTGATTGTAATATTATTAGACATAATTACCTTTTATTTTTTTAATTATTTATGTACTAGAACTCAACTACTAATTTAATATCTTCAGTTGAATCTGGTGATCTATGAATAGGTGGGCGAAATTCTGTATATAAAAATGTCCCCGTATCTTTTTGTAATTCTGCTATATTATATGTTGGGCCAGTTGCAGTACCTAAATCTTCAATACTTTTTTTAGGATTAACTAATATATGTACTTTTCTAAAATCTGCATTGACACCAGTTTCAAAATCACCATCCCCATCTTCTCCACGCAATCTAACATTCATCATTACGAAAGCACCACCTAATTCACTTACACAATCTGAACCGTGTCCACCTCTAGGATTAATAATTGGTTTAAGAATAGCACCAGCACCATTTCCACCATCAACAACAGCAGTTGCTTTTCTATAAAAAGTATTTGCATTAGGTGTTTTATTAACAATAGCTACTTCCTCTACTGCACCATTAGCACTAAGTTTAGATACTCTTGCTGTTAAACCAAGTCCGCCCGGAACCTGTCCACCAGCCATTCCATCAACACTAACTTTAGGTGCTACCATATAAACACTTGAGGTAGTTGGTACATCATTAGAATCCCAATCAGGAGATACTGTTGCTGTTCTATTTGGCCCATCATAATCTGTGATTGTTCTATACTGTCCAGCACCTGGCCCGGATGTAATATATACAGATAAATCATTATAAAAATCATCTGTATTATCTGCAACCATTGTAGTAGCTCCTGCAGCTGCATTTTGTAACGGAAGTGTACTTACAGATGCATTTGCTGCTGGTGTTCCAGTAGTATATCTATATCCAGAACCACCATCTACTATTTTAATATAATCAATAGTGCCATCAACTGATGCTCCTTCTACTGCAAGTTGTTCTACTTGATGTGCTTTAGCAGGAGAATTAGCAGGAATCCAATCTTTAGTTAAATATTTCAATACATCTGCCTGTTCTACCTCATACATAAATTTCCAAATATAACCATCCGAAACAGTTTTAGTTAATCCAGTAGAAGCACCCGTAGGTTTTTCCATTGATGCAGCTCCATTATTATTACAGATACATTTATAAACTCTGAAATCTTCTGTAAAAACATAAAATGGTGTTTCTGTTGTTGACGATGCTGCGCCAGGATTAACATTATCAATAATATCATCTCTGTCGTGAGAATATTCACGATATACTGTACCACTTGTCCAATCATATCTAGCAATTACATGAGATACTTCATTAATCTTTTTTATAGCAGCTATATCTTCCCAATGGAGAGATGGTGCTTGAACAGTATCAACTGGTAAAGGGATATTAGTATCACTTGCTGCATCTGTTAGAGAACTTGTTACACGAAATTCAGAAATATTATCTTCCGTAAGTCCACTCCATGCGTCATTTTTGCCGATAGCTAAATAGATATTCGACTTCAATGCACCATTAGCATCTGCTTCTGTAAAGCTGTCTATAAAATTATCAGCTTGAAACTTCCTAAAACTGTTATTAATTATTGCACTCATATTGTAATTCCTTTAATATTGGTTATCCTTATTGTGTATTTATAATACTTATTTAAATAATTTTTAAATTCCTTGCAATCTATCCGTAATAGGTGGCGTTGTTTCATAAAAACTCCCAGCATTATTTGGATCTGAAATGAGTTTATACTGGGTTATAATTGGTTCAACACATCTCTTAGTCTTATTCCCTCTAAATATTAGAAAATCTGCTGCCTTTTCATTTTGTCTTATACTAATAGGACTATAATGTGGGCCCCTAACTATTGTTGCAGATGCGATAGCTGTTTGTCCAGATTCAGAAGGTGTCATAGTTACAGTAGGAATCTCCTCATAAGTATATCCACTTCCCGAATCAATAACCCTAATACCAGCAACATAATCTAATTCTTCACTACTTGGTCTCATATTCTCATCCAAATAATAAATAAGAATATTATCATCAGAACTCATAACTTCATTAAATGTCAATATCGTACCATCTATTGTATAATCATTAATCGGTATTTGTCTAATACCATTCAAAGTAATTATAACGTGTTCTTTTTTTGATTCACTTGAATTAGCATTACCAGTTACTACTTGAGAAAGAACAATAGGAGTTGTTGTATCATCTCCCTGTCCTTGTTGAATTGTAGTCCATCCATCACCCAAATATTGTATAACAATAGATTCATCCGTACTAACAGCTTCATCAAATGTTATCGTAGTACCACTAACAGTATAGTCTGTCGTAGGAATTTGAGTAACGCCATTTAGACTAACAATAATATCTTCTGGATTATTAACTACTTGTGTTAAAATAATAGGAGTTATTGTATCATCTCCCTGTCCTGTTTGTAAACTATATTCATCATTATAATTTAAATAATAAATCATAATAGATTCATCAGTACTAACAGCTTCATCAAATGTTATCGTAGTACCACTAACAGTATAATCTACATTGGGCACTTGAATAAGTCCATTTAAACTAACTGTAATATGTGATACATCATTTACTTCTTGTGTAAGAATAATAGGAGTTGTTGTATCATCTCCTTGACCAACTTGTAAATCTGGTATTAATGGATCTTTAAAATATGCTTTTGCTATAGCAGTAGTTCCACCATTAACAGGAGCTTCAACTGTAACAGTAGGAGCAATCTTATGTCCATCAGCTCCATCAAAAACAAAAATTCTTTGTATCGTACCTATATTCTCAGTTGTTCTATAACTAGAATGAAATTTTGTAGTATCTTGTGTTCTTAATACCGGCCCAAGTTTTTTCTGTGTGCCGAAGTATGTATTAAACCAATTAACCTTTCCATAATCTTCCTTATCTGTGGATGCTTCAATAGTACTTCCATAATCTTCTACTGTATCTGAACGCCCAGTATGTGAACCTTCACTAATATAAGTATAAAGATAATCATCATACCCATAATTTTCAAGTAAATTTTCTATTCCTAAGTCTATCTCATAAGTTTGACATTTTGTTGGTTGGAAATAAAAATTTGGATCTCTAACTTCACCATAATCTTCTGGCTGAAGATCTGCCCCTCCACCATTTATATCACTATCAGTAATTAAACCAAAATCAGTAGGAGAACATATACCAACTGTAAATGGAAAATCTATATCGCCAGGGCAACCAATATTAGCAGATTGGGTAGTAGCAGCTGGTTCTATTAATTGTCCATAATTTTCTTCTGACGAAAATACTGTACTTAATGTTTCTGGTGATGGTTGATAATCTTCATCAACAGAAAACGCAGTACTTAATGTGTCTGGTGATGGTTGATAATCTTCAAAATCATCATCCAATATAAAACCACCATAATTATCTGTTGGATGAAAAACTCTTATATCCTGTGCATCATCACAAGTTTCTATATTTAAATCTAAAATATATGGCGGTGTAAGTGTACCATCATGGAATACAATAGTATATCTATCTAATGTATCTGGAACAATACTTGTAATACTTAATGGTGCAGCAAACCTAGATGTATATTGTACTTTTCCAAATAATGCTAAACCAGCAGGATGAATCAGTCTCTTAACAATATCTCGCCATTGAATAATATTTTGTGATGATTCAATTTCATATGAGAATAATTGATAAAAATAACTATCTTGTATATATTTATTAGCACTTAAAAAACCATCAGAATTAATAAACCTAGTTTTTGGTGTTGTATCAAAACCACCAATACTAAGTGTAGCAGTAGCAGTTCCATCACCTTGTCCAGAAAAATCTAAAGTTGGTATATTATTATAACCAAATCCACTATTGATAATTTCTAATTTTTTTATACCACCTATACCAGTACCTTCTAAATTAAATACAATATCAGCATCTGTTCCTGAGCCACCACCATCAATCGTAGGTAAAGCAATATAACCACTTCCTTTATTCTCTAACCATAATTTCGTAATAGAACCGTTTACATCTACATCTTGTACTATTAAACTAGCAGGCCTTCCATCTAATGATAATTTATTAGTATTGTTAATAGTTAATTTATCACCAACCTTATATCCACTACCAGCATTATTAATAATAGTAGTAGTTAAAGAACCAGATGTAATTTCACGAACTCTAATTAAAGCACCAGAATTTTTAGCTACACCCATCAATGGAATAATATCATCAACACTATATAAAGAACCAGAGTTAGTTACCTCTGAGTCAATAATCATATTTCCAATAGAAAAACTATGTATGCCATCAGAAATTAATTCGTTTGTTTGAAATTCACCAAGAACCTCAGAAAGAAATAAAGACGTAATACAAGCACTTCCTAATATTTCAACAATGATACTTTCTACTGTTGCCTTTGCACCAGAGGTTTGTCCTGTTATTCTTTTTCCTTCCATAGAAAAAATATTCTCGGACATATCAATCGTTCTAATAACATAACTCGTATCATACTTACCATCAGAGGTGCGAAGAATATCTTTGCCTGGATATGTAATTGTAATTTCTTCTTGATATAATAATCTAAAAAGAAATTCAAAAGATTTTTCACTTCCCTTAGTTCTATAAAAATCTCTAAGATGCTTTAAAATAAATGGTTTATTAGAATTAGCAAAAATTGATTCTGGTATATCATCACCAAATTGTTTTTTAAAGTATTGTAAAAACTCATCAATAGTTTTATCAATATTAGCATAATTATTAAGATTGCCAATAACTTCATAAGGTTTGCCAACTTGTTCCATATACTCATAATATGCTTCTAAAAAAGAAACAAAGAGTTCATGGTCGTGTTTTACGAAGCCAGGTAATTGTCCTTCAACCTTAACACTTATTCGCTCATGAAAATCTGGATGTATCGGATGATTTGGAATTACAGTTGTCATATTAGATTATTGTTTCTGCTATCATGTTAATAGTAATTGATGATGGATCTGTTGAATCATAAGTTAGTATTTGTTCTCTTAATGGAGAAACATCACTATTATTAATTTCTGGTGAAGCATTAAATCTTATAGTATCAGTATCATCTGTGATTGAAGATACTGTCATACTATTTAAAACTATTTTTCCTGTATCATAATCAATAGTACCTTGATTTGTTGAACCATCAGATTGTATCATATATTCTTTTGGACTATCTACAATACCATTTGTTGTTCTTGCAGCTTTAATATTATTTTCCGAATCGTCAATTAATGAATATGTATTTCCATTAGGAGTAATAAAAGATGAAGATGATATACTTCCCTTTTCTAATTTATTATTAAAATTTAATGTATAAGTTTGAGGTGTATTAAAAAGAAGTGGCCTTATCCTTTGTTGGTATTTAATAGATGTTTTATTGTTCCTAATAGAATTATCAGTTTTATCAATATCATTAACTAATTGCGAATATCTAAACTTCTGACTAAATTTTTCTAAATTTTCTTGTAAATGTTTTTTAATATTATTGGAAATATTAAGTTTTAAAGTATCTTCATCAATTAAATTTGTAACAGGATCATAGTTAATTGTACTTTCTATAACTAAATAAAAGAATGTTGGATCAATAATAATTGGCTCAACTGTTACAACATTTACTTTTTTCAAAATAGATTCTTTAATAGATGATTTTGCGGAGGTACTAAGTAAATTAGTTCCAGATAACTTAACAGCAATAAAGACTCTACCATATTGTACTTCTTCTGCTTCTTCACCACCATAAACAATTATTGATTCAACATCTGGTCTTTGTTGTAAAACAATAGCTTTATAATCAGCACTAGTAATTGCTCTACCCTGTGCTTGATAAAGTTTAGGTGCTTGATATTGTAAAGAAGTCATTGACTGTTTATCTGCTCCACCTATCGCAACTTCATTCGTTGTCAATATATAGTTATCTGAACCAAGGCCAGCAACTGTACCAACAGCAGTAAATGTTGATGCAAAATTTCCATCAATACCACTTGTTATCATATATTCAATAAAGATAATATTACCATCAGTTAAAGATTTCCCAATAACATCATCACCAAATATAATTTCATACTTTTCTCCTTCTACTTCTTGGAGAAAGAAAATTCTATCAGTACCTTTTATTGTAGTAATATCAAGTGAGTTGCCATCTTGATAAGAATATACTTCCGAGTCCGTTGCTGATTTTTGTACTACAACAGAAATTGTACTTGTATCAATATCAGCATTAGGAATAATAAATCTTTGTGTTTTATCTGTACCTAATACTGTATATGATTTATTTAAAATAGTTCCTTCTATAAGCTCTAATCCTGTAACTGAATATGTACCAGAAAGAGAACGAGGTATAGACGTTGTTTCATTCGTAATATATCTATATGTTGTACCATTAATGCTTGAAGTAAAAGCAGTATTTTTTTCTATTGTTAAAGATGCGGGATTTCCTTCAGGAGTAAAAGTAATATCTATTTTTGCTTTAGAAGCTTTCTTTGATGTTGGATGTACGTTAAGAAGTTTTGCGTGAGATACAACTGACTCTCTTAGAGAAGAAGAATCTAAAAACATTTCATTACCAAGCATATTTGCATAGTAACCCATGTAATGTGTATTGTATGCTAGAAGGTCTATCAATACAGCCATACCACTACCCTCAAAATCATAATCTTGAAATTTATTTTGTCCTTTAAGAAATTCGATTATATTTAACTTAATATCATCAAACTCTAAATCTGTAATTTGTAATTTATCGGATGTTGGCATTATCTAAGCCTTTCTAAAAATAATTCTATTGTTACAGGATCTGCTGTATTTAAAACTTTAAAATTAATAATTACATTAAAACCGTTTTTATCCAAATCTCCACTAACATCTACACTAATGACTTCTGCTCTTGGTTCAAAATTAGAAACTGTATTCTTTATGGTACTCTCTATATCAGAATATGTTAAGGGTGTAGCTAATTCAAATAGGTGTCTTGTAACACCGCCGTCTATTTGTGGCTGAAATGGCCTCTCATACTTATTAGTAAGAATCAAATTTCTGATTGATCTCTTTACTGCTTCAACATCAGTTTTAGTAGAAATATCTTTCGTAACTGGATGAGCATTAAAATCTAAATCCAAATCACTCCAGCGACGACTGTTTGTACTTAAACCTTTTGTAAAAATAGTTGGCATTTTTTTCGCCTTTTTCCTTGCGTTGGTAATTTTTTTATGGTATTATTGATATGTGGTGCGGTTCAAGTTTACTTTCGACCTTGTCCTCTATATCGTTTCCAACACCTTCTCTTATGCTTATTTTTCGGTGTACTTCTTGTTGGATGAGCACCAATAGAAGTAACCTTCTTAATACGTTCTCTTTGAATATGATCTTTTGCTTTAGCCATTATGTATCTCCTTTATTTTGCAATTACGAATTTACTGGAATCAGGATGTCTTGAACTTACATATTGATATAAGTTTTGAATAAAGCCATCCCTTAACTTTGTATTATTCTTAAACCAATTATCTATCAGAGGGCCAACCCTATTCATTATTGTTATAGCACTAATCTCCCCTTTTTGAAAATCATAAGCAGATGATTTGTATCTACCTTTCTTATCATTATATCCCATACCCCCGCGGTATGGTATTTTCCAAAGTCGTTTTTGATTACTAAATTCTTTTGCTTTCCTAATATCGTTATTATCTTTTTTATTTTTTGTTGGTATATGATGTGCAAGACCACCAACACCAAAATAAGTCAAATCACCGTTTAATTTTTTATTTTTTGTTGGCTTTTTTACTGGTATTTTAGCATCTGGATCTTCCTTTGGCGGATTTTTTGCTGTTGCACTTCTTTTACCTGTTGAATAAACATTCGCAAGAAATTCACCACATCCCTTTTCATATGCTGTACGGAATTTCGCTGCTGATTGAGGATCAGATAAATGCCATATATCAGCAAAGATCTTATAAGAAACAACTGACCCACCTCTTGCTTCTGATGCAGTATATTTTAAATCAACTTTCCAAGAACCAGTACCAGATGGATCGTGTCTCATTTGAATATGTCCTATTTTTTGTTTGGCTTTATTGCAAATGTTAATATATATATCTCTTGCTATTGTGTCTCCTGAAGGTAATTCTTTATCATCACCTTTAGACCCTCTGGTTGACGGTGTATATTTTTCATATTTTATTGAATGATATTGAACTTGACTAATTCTATCTTTTTTAACTGCTTTATTAAAATTTACTAATTCAATTTTAGCGTTTGCAGGATTTGTTTGTTTTTTCAATGACAGAGGTAATAAATCTGCTGATACCATAAGTCCTTCTATTAGATCATTTAATTGTGGAAAACCATATGATTTATCTTTTTCAGCTTTTTTTAATGCTCCCTTTAAAGATAAACTTGCTTTATCAGTAGCATAATAAATATCAGCAGGATTCCATTTATTTACATCACCGAATGGTACAGCAGACATACCTTTAAGTATTTTACTCTTTGATTCTGTATTTTTTTTTACAATAGAAAATAGTTTTCCTATTATTACCATTACCTGTTGATCACCACGAACATAATCCATTTTTATTCCTGGCCCATTTAATCTTCTAGCAAACTTTGTTAAGCTGACATTCGGGGTAGACATTCCACTTAAAGAAGATATAATTTTAACAGCAATTATGCATGAAGAATAAAACCATTTAGGATTCTTCTTTAAAAAAGTTTCCATAGAAGCAAGATTCATGCCAGGTGTATCTACACGTTTAAATGATTGTGCTATTGCAATTTTATTTTCTTTATCTTTAATAAAATCATCATAAGATTCATATAAAAGATTTCTTTCCTGCCATTGTCCTTTGGATGTAGCTTTACCGAACAATTTTTTTATAGATTTAGTTTTACCTACATAATCAACATATGCACAAAATAATGCTTGACAACTTTCAAATTTAGTTGTTTCTGACATATCTTCTTACCCTTTATTTATAACTCTAATCTAAATTTTTATCCAAATGTTGATAAGTTAGGATAATCTTTTATGTCAATAGTATTGACACCAAAGCGTCTCCGTATATCTGCTACATCTTCACTAACATTAAATTTTTCTAAATGGATATTCCTCTTGCGTCGAGTCATACCATAAGAGTACCCCTTATTATATTCTTTAACTTCTTCTGCACTAAATCTATATCCATCTGGATATAATAATCTTGCACACAATAAAAATAGCCATTTGGACAAACCACTAGAAGATTCACTATTGCCCATAGTGAATCCTATTACCATCGCCTCATCTTTAACATCCATACCCCGATTGAGAATGATATGGATAATATCGTGATTGTATAGGTCAACTGCTCCTGCTAAACTTATTGGTGATTTCGGATTTTCAATTAACCATACAAACCAATTAATAGACGTTGGTTCTTTGTAATTATCGAACTTTTTAAAAGTTGCGATTGCATCCTTCAAGATAGCCATTAGATTTCAATTAAGCCTCCTATTCCTAATAGACAAATACTCCGTTTGGTTTTTCTGAATCAACGTCAACATGAATAAACTCTTTGTGTACGCCAACTCGTTTAAAATATTTAAGAAATATACTAAGCATCTTGTGTCTATCACCCATACCAATACAACTTATATCTGCAGCTAAACATTTGATATGGGATGATGTATCTGTGCTGCCAATCTTTCTATTATGTTCCAAACATCTGATACCACTATTAATTCTCATAGGTCTACCATAATCGCGTCTTGCTTGTTCTAACCTTTCTACTAATACCATATTAATTGGTCCAGTATCACAACCACACTTACAATCAAATTCTTTTTTAGTAAAATGCTCAGTTAATCTTCCCTTTTGCAACATTGTTTTTTCTCCTTCCATGTTGTATAGAAAAGCGTTCGGCATATTACCTCGCTTTCTTTGCTGCCTGCATAAGAGCTTTCTCAGGAAGCTTATCAGAATATTCCATTTTTTTAGAACCTTTTTTAATAACAATTTCAAATCCTTTACTGGTCATAACAAATTCATGTATATCCCAGCCTTTCTTTTTTAAATCCTTAACATACTTTTCATCTGTCTTATGTAAGAAACCATGTTTAACTGCGTGTTTGAAATTAAAAGCTTCTTCTAATTCCTGTCCACTAATAGATTGTCCTTCAACCTTTACCCATTTCATAGCTCGACCCTTACTACCCTTTAAGGCTTTCTTATATTCTTCTTCATCTTTAAATTTTGAGAACTCACCATGCTGGACACTATATGCTAAAACTTCTTTTGTGTCAAGTGCTTTCAACATTTTTCCTGCTTCTCTTTTAGCATGAGGATTTTTCACATCACGCCATTTTTTAATTCCCTCAGTAAATAATTTGTAAGTTTTCATAATTTGTCCTTTTAATATTTTGTTTCCATCCATTCAGATAATAGAAATTTCTGAGATGGATTAACTGCTACCTTAAATGTTTCCATTAATTTTCTATTAACTAAAAAGCTACTAGTTGATTCCAAGTCAAGTGCTATTGGAATATTCAAGTATGTTTTATTATTAAAAATTATATCAACTAAAATAATAGGACGCCTGGGTGTCCTATTAGAATCAGATGTTATTGGTTTACTCCATCCTTCTAACTTATGTATATATTTTTTTTCATGTAATTCCCACTTCACTTTATTCCCATCAACTTCTATCTTGTCAACTTTTAACATAGAAGCTTTAGTACCATTACCAGTATCAAACTTTCCAATTACTTTACCACATCCTTTAATAGATAATTGTTCCAAGAAACCACATTCTCGGAATGATGTTAATTTTCTATTAGAAGGATATTTTAAATAATTTATTATTGTTTTATAAATATCATTTGTTGTACCGACCTCATCCATATTTCTTTGTGGTACTGTTGTAATATCGTAATTATGATAATTAGATGCGATGCCAGGAGAAGCATTACATTCTAAAACAAAAATTTCATTCTCAACAATACAATGGTCAACACCAACTAAAGAACCGCCCATAACTCTTGCAGCAGCTTTTACAATAACTTGTTCTTTATCTGATAATATATATGGTTCCGTTGTTGCTCCTAAATGAGCATTAGAACGGAAATCATCAGGAACTTTATTTCTCTTGGTTGATGCTATTATTCTTCCACCTAGTACAAGTGTTCTAACATCATATTTGAGTTTAATATGTTCTTGAATTAAGAGGTCTGCATTATACTTTTTAAGAGACTGTATAACAGATACTAATGATTGCATACTGTCAACAATCGAAACACCAATACCCTGTGTACCTGATAGAGTTTTTATAACTACTGGAAACTTTCCGCCAATTCTTTCGTGTGCATTTTCGATTGCTTGTTCCGTAGGAATCAATGCTGTTCTTGGAATAGGAATATTATTCCTAGAAAATGCTATGTAAGATAAAAATTTATTATCACATAATACAGAAGCTTTCAAATCATTCAACATAGTACAGCCTGATTCTTGAAATGCTTGAATTATAGCACGACCTATTTCACTATTCTCTCCTGTAAAAGCACCAGCCCTAACTATAACAACCGTCTTACTTGTATCTTTTATAACAAGAGATTTTCCAGTATCTTCATAATTCATAATAGTCATAGTCTTTGCTTCTAAATCAAAATCAGAAACCCATGCGTGTCCTACGACAACCTTATTAGCTTTTTGTCCCATCTTTTCAGCAGTTTTAATCATCTGCCCTACTACTAATTCATCATCTTCTGATTTAGAGCCAGTTAATAGAATTATGTTTATATTTTCTTGTTCTTCTTCTAATTCTGTATAACCATCATTGTCTGTTTTATTTTTATCTATTATTGATTCTATAAAGGTTTTCATGTTTTAAATAATTTCTCCGCGATTCTAAAGACCAACGCCTTCAAACCAAATACTACCAATGTTACAATGTATAATAAATGTTGATACCACTCTGGCATCAATTCTAAGTTAGCCCAAGCATCCCTCATTGTTTCGTCTGTGAAAAAAGTACTCAAAAAATTTATAGGAATTGGAAGTAATAAGACAATAACAATTAACTCATCCTTCCATGATAAACTAAGCGCCTCGGTATCTGCGTTAAACTTTTCTTTGAACTTTGGCATTGGTATTTATCCAAGTAAGATTTTTTTCAATTCAGATAGAGTTGCTCTCGCAGTTCTATGATGAATACCAATTCCACCTTTCGCTTTCCATGCATTTACATTTTTAATATAGTCGTCAATAAGAATAGTTTTATCACCTACAAATTTTAATTTACCTCTGGATGTAGTTATGTTAATTCCTGTTGATATTTTAAGATTATCTTTACACCACATTTTTTTTCCACGAATAACACTAGGTTGCAGCTTACAATTATTTGGACAAGCAGATAGAATCTCTGTATTTAAATCTCTTAATGTATCCCAAAGCTTTTTACCATCTGGCATCCATTCCAATTCACTCCAAAATTCTTTACTACTGCCATATAACGTAGAAAGAAAAGTATCTATTTCTTTTTGATTTGGTTCTCTTTTTAGATTTAATTCACTTTTAATTCCACCAATAAAATCTACAAGAACTCCATCCATATCACAATAGACTTGATATGATTTTTTCTTTTCTTCTTCTAAAAACTCTTTAAATGATTTCATTATTTACCCTCACTATCCCCTGTTTTTCTTTTGCTTATTTTATTCAATAGTGTCTGATCATTAACTACAACATTAATTAATTCATCAAACACATCCATAATAATATCTTTTTCTTTAATAGTAACTGGCTTATCTGCATCCATCTTTCTCATAATCACAACAAATTTAGAAAATTTCTCATTATCAACTAAATTCAATCTTTTCAATTTAGATATATTTAATGCTTCTTCAATAACACTTTCATTTTTTTCTGAAAGTAATGATTTAAATGTTTTCATAGTTTAATAACCCCTATATATTGATATTTTTCTATATTTATAAGACTTTTAACACGTTATCTTAAATAAAGATATGCCAATAACTCTTTATAAAACAAGGAGTTACCGACATAGTAAAAAAGCCTTGACATTTACCTCAAAATAGCCTATAATAGGGGTAACAAATAGGAGAATTTAAAAAATGAAAATAGATATTTCAAAATTATTCAGAAAAGTTAAGTCGCAGAAGCGGGGATGGGTAATAATTACCGCTGAAGATAGGGATTGGGCCTCTGGTAAGCCATTGGAAACAAAGGAGTTACAAAGAATCGCGGATATTTTGAAAAAATCGCGGTAGGGGGCCTTGACATTTACCCTAAAATATGGGATAATATACTTAACAATTAAGGAGATTATAAAAAATGAGTGTTTATAAAATGAATCTTAAAAATCTATACGGAACTTTCCTACAAAATGGAAATTCACCTGAGGCGTTTATTGCAAATGTCATTTATGAACGATATGGCGCAAAACGTAAAAAAATGTTGCAAGGTTTATATAACATTATTAATGGTGGCCCTAAACATTATTGGTCACCCTGTCATGCAACATTTGCACCATTCCAAATGGAAATGATTTTTGTAACGCCCGTGAATGATAACGAGCGTATGATTGTTGGTAACTTCACCGGCATTAAAGAAGTTAATATTAATGATTTACCATTTTATGCGTAAGGAGCAGATAATGAAAAAATCTTTGAGAAAATCTAAATATAAAGCGGAAGAAGAATATACCGAGTATGATGAAAATGGCGACTGTTATAATGGCGCGACTATTACCCGATACGAAATGAAAAAAATTAAACCAGTACCCATGAAAAGAGTTTGGCGTTCTGGAAAAAAACGATAATGAATAAAGGAGTTAAAAAATTGAATTTACGAGAAATTGTTGAATCCCTTTTATTGTTTATAGTTTTAGGAATTTGTATTATTTTAGGATTAAGTTTAGGAGTTTAAAAATATGCACGATACAAAAACAGAAAAAAGTTTAAAAAATGTAGTTATAACTGTTAATCGAATGTATTATAGAAATATTATTGACAACGCAACCATGTATTGTGTTAGACCTTCTGGAACAAAATTCTGGTTATACAAACAATGGGTTTTAGCAGAGTGGGCTGTTTGTCAACACTCTAATCCTTTTGAAACATGGAATTGTAAAACTGAAAAAGCAGCTCGTGAATTGTTTGATGCTGCATCACATAATGAACAATTAGAGGACTAATAATGAGATTAAAAGTAATTGGAAATAATCAAACTGAAATTACAACTAAAGAAGGTGTGCAATTATTCTTTTCTTATGAAACCTTAGTTGCTGCTAGAACTATGAATAATGTTTATGTTACTAAAACTAAATACTCTAATACCACTACAAAACATATCAATAAATGGTTAGCTGGTTTAGATTATGAATTGGTAACGCAAGAACAACTTAACGAAATTATGAATTAGGAGATAATATTATGTCTGGATATGGAAATTATATGGAAGAATCTAATTTAGAATGGTATGCTGAAATGGGGAAAATTGTAAAAGAAAAAGAACTTACAAACTATATAAATGATCTTAATAAGGTCGCTGACCAAGTTATGAAAGATAACCCCGATATGGTTATCTGTAAACTTTGTAATGATCCGAAACATTGGGCTGAATATAATGTCCATACTGTTGAGGAACTTGAAAACTATTTAGATGCGGAGGCTGCTCGATGCTAACTCAAAAAGGATATGCAACTGCTTATATGGAAGTAAATGATTTTCGCAAGGAACGTAGAAAACATAATATAGGAACTTGGTATGACAATGAGGGCGTTACATGGAAAATGGAATGGCTCTTGGAAATGATTGACAATATGGATTTTGATGAATTGAATAAACTTGAAATTGAAATGAA